CTGTGTTGCCCGTTGTTGTTTGGCTAACTATTCGACTTCCATTTTCAAACTCTATTGAACCTTTGTTGTAACTAGTAACGCCTGCTCTAATATGATCAGGACAACTTTCATATACAAAACGTATACGTGACATAATTTCTTGTGCACCTGTGTATTTGTGTGCAGCAATAAGTACAGTTTGATCAGGAACAAACATAGCATACCAAGCCAAGTAAATACTAGCACAAGTAGTTTTGCCTGTTTGTCTTGGCATCATGTTTATGTTAAATCTATAGTTGTGGTAACTTGACATCAACCCAAGTTGATATTCGTAAGGATCGTACAACAGCTTGCCTTGTACAGGATGCTGAATGTAAGCAAAGTTTTCAGCAAAATACAAGTACCCAGATACTGGGTCCATACAGGCTTGTAAATCCTGTATTTGAGCTTCGGTAAATGTTTCTTTTTTATTCGCCTTTTTAATTAAGACGCCATCTAATGACTTTGACATAGTGTATTTACTCAAAAGAATAGCGCCATTAGGCGCTATTGAGTACTCTGGAGGGTTTAATCACATTTGCAAGAGCCTGGCTCGCCACGTTTTTTACCTGCAACTTTTGTACAGCCTTTCCAGCATTTTTTATAAATTTTGCTGTTGCCGTGACGCTCGCCTTCTGCTAGTTCAGCAAGTTCTTTCTTTTCGGAAGCAGTTAACATTTGATTTCCGCATTCGTTACATGTTCCTTCTTTCATTTCATTTAAAGCATCCCATAGTCTTGCTTTAATTGAATCTTCTAATGCCATTGGGTTGTCACCACCTGCTGCTTTTTTGTAGGCTTTCTTTTCGCGATTTAACCCACCTGACAAGTCTTTTGTCATTGTTTGTGTATCTGCATATTCTTCATCTGGCTCGTTAGCATAATCGTCGTCTAATTTATGTGCTGTGTCTTTGCTCATTTTTACTGGGTGCATTTTTCCTGATCCTGGAGGAAATTCAAATTCACTTTTATGTGCTCTTGCTGCTGCCGCTGCTGCTTGATTGTATGCATTTTCGTCTACTTCTTCTTCGCCTACTTCTTCTTCAGCTCTGTTTACAATGCTAGAAAAGTTTTCCATATCTGTACGCATATCATTTGTGCCTTTTAGTGGCATTGGAGGCATCTCTGGCATATCGTCTGGGCCTACTGTATGCGCATGATCTGCACCTGCTGCACCTTTGACAATATCTAATAGTCTTCCAACTTCATCTGCGCTATCCGCATTCATTGAAATATTCATAGAAGCCATTTCTTTAATTTCTTTTTTTCCTGAATCAATAGTATCAATTGATTCTAATAATTTTTTCATGTCCATAGTTAGCTCCCTACAACACTTTTAGTGTTTTCTGTTTCAGTGATATCTGCTGATTCACCTGCTGCTACGCCGTCTATTGGACTATGTTCGTTGTCTTTGCGAGCAGTTTCTAATTCTTTTAATAGATCCATTACACGATTGCCGCCAACTGATTCTTGTGCGCTTTCGCCGCCCATATCGTCTTTGCCTAGCATTGCTTCGTATGGTGTATCTTCTTTCTTTTCCTGATATTCTTCAGCCATATCATTAGGATTACGTACAATAATGTGTGTTTGAGGACAACCACAACATTTGCCGATATATTCCTGCATAACTTGAGATGTAGTTGGATAGTTTACTTCCGCTTCAAAATATGTAACTTCCATATTTTCTAGTTGTGGAAAATCTAACGGACGCTCTTGTATAGGTGTCTTTTTACCTGTAGACAAGTTTGATAAATTATATTTTTCTAAACATGTTTCTAACATATCTACAAAATTTTCAGGTAAGTCACCTGCTACTCCTATCTTAAATGGATAGGTTTTTTTAGATTCTGTTAAAAATTCAGTAAACGATTTCATTGTTCAATTCCTAATGCTATATGTTATTTATCTTTATCTATGCCTTTGATACGTTCTAAGAGACTGTTTCTATCTGTAACAACGTAGCCTTCGCCGGGTACAAAATCTCCGTCTCCAGGTCCTGTATCTCTATCCAGTTTTTCTTTTTTAAGTTGCAATTCGATCATCTTTAATTTTTTGTCTAATTTTGCAGTTTTAGCATCAAGACTTGTTTTAAGCATTGTGCCAGCAACTTCAAATACTCTACCGCTATACCGCGATTCTACATTCATACCAAGATCCATTAAATCGTCGTATGCTTGCATTGCTTTATCAGCAACTTCATTTAGCTCTTTATCTGCTGCATTTCCTAAACCTTTAACACTAGGCAAAGCACTTGCAATTTTATCAAACTCAGAAATATCACGCAACGTGTCTTCTTGATCTACTACTGCTCTAGATGCCTTGTCTTCGTTTTTAGACTCTTCGATAATTTCTTTAGAGTCAGGCAAATTCAATAATTCTTCTAATTTTTTGGTCATATTAACTTTCCATTATATGCTACTATTATTTATCTACGTTTGCCTTGATGGAATATATCAGCTTCTGTTACTACCCTAAACAACATGCCTTTTTGTTTACAATATGCTCTTGCTGCTTCCCATTTAGCTTGATTTAAAATATAACTTGCTTGATTTGCTCTGCTACGACCTGTTTTTTCTTTTATAGCCTGATTAGCAGGCTTTACTTCGATAAGTTCAACCTTTTGTCGTCCACGCTTATCTGCATATACAATAAAAAAGTCAGGCACATATATCGTATGTTTGCCTGTTAACGGATTTCTATATGGAATTTTTATTGCTTCACTTGCCCATTGACTTACGCTAGGATGCTCGTCACAAAAACGCATAAACGCAAACTCCCAGCTTGATCTGTAAGTTGGAGTTCTACCACCTATATACTTGGCAGGGTTTTTGAGGTTAAATTTTCCTTGTGCAAAACGTCCCATTAGACTATGATATTTCTAGACTCTGTGGTGTTAATTTTTTCTGTTGTTTTAACGCCAAGTTCACTAGTGCGTTGACCGTTTGCATTTATAGTTTCTAACACTACTTTACTTAGTAATGGCGCCTCTACTGAACCTAATGTATCTAACAATTCAAATACTTTGATATTGTCAATTTTTGCTTGTTTTAGTAGAACTGCACTAATACTTGCTGCTGATTGTTTTGAAAACCCACGCTTTTCAAAAAAAGCAATAGTAGCATCAACTTGATTACTTGGAAAAGATAATTGTTTTACAAAGTAATTGTCAAAATATTTCTTTTGATCTTCCATATTCTCTCCTATGCAGTATTTAACGCTGTACTTGCTAATTTTAAGATTTTTGGATTATCTGCACGTATTTCATTATACATTTCATTTAAGTAATACTCTTTTGCAGTTGCAGTAAGAGATCTATAGTTAGTTTTACTAGTTGTAATGCTGTAGTATTTCTCTACTGTGCTGTTACGTAGAGTTGTATTTTGATTTAGTTGACCTATAATATAATTATTATCATGTGTTCTAATATCTGTTTTCGATTGTACTGCACTTGTTGTTTCTATTGTATTTTGTGGTCCTGCAAAAAATACTCCGTTGATACCTATGTTATCTTTATTATTTTGCTGACTAAACAAAACAGATAAACCGTTAGGGCGGTGTCCTTCAAGTGATAAGTCTCTTGTGTTAGTATATGCATCTAAAGTTTCTTGTAATGGCTTTGAATAATTTGGGTTATGCTGTGTATACATAGTATCGCCAAATTTCTTTGATAGATTGTTAACCATTGATCCAGGACCTTCGTTGCGAGTGTCGCTGTTGTTTCCTATAAAGCTCTTTTCTTGATCATAATGCTCCGGCGTTGCAAATCCTTTCGGAGCATTGCCTTCAACAATATCACCTGTTTCATATTTTACAGTTTCGTACTGTAGTTGCATTGTGCTTTCTAACACTTCACTTGCTGCACTTGCATCTACGCTATCGTGTTGCCATCCAGTAATTTTAGGCAATATTAAATGTGTAGTATGATGTGTATGTCTTGCCATTTCACTAATACTGATTCTAGTAAAAAATGGTTCATCACTACCGTTATCTAAACCATACTTTTTAGGACCTAATGGTTGATAAACATTGTTAGTTGGATATAAACTTTGTGAATCAGCAAAGTAGTAGTCATAATATGCTTGCCAAAGTCTTGTGGTTATACCTTCATTGTCGTCATGAAATCTTATGATTACAGGTGAATAATCTAATCTAGTGTGTACAACTTTTTTTCTGTTATACTGCTGTTTTGTTTCTGTTTCGATATCAAACTTTGGCAAATCTGCATACTTAGCAAGTAAACTTATTTCATTACCATGCTTTTCTACAAATCCACCTGCAACTTGACTGTTAATAGTAAAACTTACATGGTAGAGAAACTTATGCTTAGGAGCAAGTCTATAAAAGTTGTCTACAAATGTGTGACTACTATGCCAATAGTCAGCAAGCGTAACTTCGCTTTGATTATTGGTTGATCCATATTTTGTTGCTTTGTTTGCCATACTAATATTTATCTTAATTATTAAGTGGGTACATAATAAAAAAGGAGCCCAAAGGCTCCTTTAATCATTAGTTGTGTTAGTTTATTAAACTGTACCTGAACCTGTAGATAGTGTTCCGCCACCTGATGGAATACTTTCAGCTGATATACCGCCGCCTACTGTTTGTACTGCATTATCATAGCGTATAGCTAGTGAAATTTGTACTGGATCGTTTGTTGAATATGCTAATGTATTGTAGTTAGCATTTTGTACAAAACAACCGTATAATTCAAAGGTATCTAAAACGTTAACAGCAGTGTTACCGTTACCGCCGTCTAAGATCTCTATTTTTGTTGTAAATTTATAATCAATACCTGATGGTGCGCTTGATTGTTCAAAGAAATCAAATTGCTTCTGAATCTGTTCACCTACAAGTTTTTGAACGTTGTTGTTTACATCTTCACGTAAGTTAAGCGTAATTGCTTCCCAAGCAGGCTTACCTGCTAGGTACACACGTGAGTTGTAAACCGGTAGTTCAATTTCTTCAAAGTTTACAGTTGGACGAGTAACATCAATTACCTGCTTTGTTAATTCAGTAGTTGCTGATCCTAATCCAAAATTTGTAAGTGACACTCTAAAGCGGTACTGAAGTTTTGGCATCAACAAACCTTGCGTTTGATTGCCTGTTCCGCCGTCCAGTGGCACTGTAATTTTTGATAGTGTTGAAATTGCCATATTTTACTCCTGTACACAAGTATTTATCATTTGTAGGGGATTACTAATTAACCCCCTACTTAATGATTTTAAAGACCTGCGATCTCTCCTGTATTTTTCAAGCGTAGTGGAATGTAAATAAATTCAACTGCCTTGACTGGTTCAATTGCAATGTCTAAGTATAGCTCATTACGATCAATTCTTGCTGGTGTGTTGTTTGTTTCATCACATACAACTAGATAATCGTTAAGTGCTCTTAAACCTGTAAGCTCTAACATTAAGCTCTCAGCTGCTTGTTTAATCTCATCACGTGTGATCTTATCGTTTGGTTCAAAGATATAAGGTTTTGCTAACTTGTTAAGCTGTCCTCTTAGATAAATTACAAGTCTTGCAACGTTGATTCTATCCAATGCACTTGCATTTGCTGCTCTAGTTTTCTGACCAAAGTTAACAAGTCCTGCACCTGTAATAAATGTAACTGGGTTAACTTTATTACTGTATAGTGTGTCTCTTTGACCTTCGTTTAGCGCCACTGCAACAAATTCACCTTCGTTACTAATGTAACCTGTTGATGTTGCGTTTGAAATGCCGCCACGTCTTGTACCTGCTGGTGCAAACCATGGATAAGCAACTTGGTCACTTAGTGCAAATGTGCGTAGCATCATATGACTTGCTGGAACAACAACATTGTTACCAAAGTTATCACTGCTAAATCCGCTTGGGTAGAACACAGCCATGTACTCATCACTGCTTACTAGTCCGTCATCATTGTCTTCAACTGCTGCTGCAACGTTTGTTGCCCAGTTGTTTAATGAAGTTGCATCAGGTGTTAAACGCATTGGGCTGTCACCTAGTACAAATGCTGTTAAGCCTCTGTCAAAGTTTAGACCAATCATTTCACCGATTAGCTCTGGATATCCTGGTGTTGCCATTAAGTTAAACAGTCTTGATTCATCATCTCTAATTTCATCATTTCCGTTTACCATTGCTTGTAACGCTTGTACAACAACTTTACGCTGTGCATGACGCCCGAAGCTACCGGCTCCATCAGCTTGGTTACCTGACTCAGTTACCCAACGATGCTCATAATAATTAGTCATTACTGCATCATTCATACGTGGGTTTGTTTCAGTTGTATCAATTGCATTGCGTACAAACTTCTTAACGTTAAAGCCACTTCTACGTGTGTTCCACATAACCATGCCTTTTGGATATAGTGCAGGATCTGGAGCATCTGGATCTAAGTAATCGCTTGTTAGCATTGCATCCATTGCGCCTGCTACACTGTTTGAACCTGCTGTTGACCAACGAGCATCTGCAAATAGTACACCGTTTTCAGTAGTTTGATCTGCTGTGTCTAGTGCTACCCACTGATCTGTTGCCCATCTGTAAATTTTTGGATAGTTTTCTAAATCAGCAGTGCTAATCCAGATATCATTATCAACCAATGGACTTTTACCAGCATCATTTTGTGTTAATGGTTCACTTGCTGCAACAATTGGTCCTGTTGCATTAGTATTTGCATACACATTATGATAACCTTTCCATGTAGTACCATCGTGTGCCATCATGTCTACTTCGTCTACAATTGAATTGTACCATAGTGTGCCATCTGCTGTAAGTGCTTTTGGTGCTGTAGCTGACGCAGTATATGTTAGTACCTTCCAATTCGAAGCAATAAAGTATACAGTTGATCCATCATCAAAGTTATCATACAAGTTATCAGTTGTACCTGGTACAAAACCTGCTGACTGTAGGATATTATCATGATCTCTAAAGCGTATTTCGCCACCTAATGCGTGTGTAATAACAACTCTGTTTTGCGAATCAACACTTGCAGTTACGTTAGTTAGTCCAGCACCGTTGATTCCTGATGCAAGTGTTTCTGCATCTGTTGCGTCATTTGCAAAAGGAACAGCAAAAGTAACTTCAGACCATGCTGTTAAACCAGCTTGCCCTTTTACACTTTCTTGTATTTCAAAGCGTCCTGCTGATGCTGGAATACTTGCACTAATAACATTACCTGTTACTGTTGTAGCACCTGCTGCAACTCTTGCCATGATTTTAAAGTTTGCTTCAGTTTGTGCAACTTCACCTACATTATACTGTACATATGTTGTACCTGCTGCTAGGTTAGCACCGCCACCTGCTTTGTCCATATTAAACAATGCTGAGTGGTTATCTGCATATAATGGTGCAGCTGAATCTGCCCATAGTTGTGTAGTTGCATTATACTTCTTGACTGCCCATTTTGCACCACTGTTTGGTTCAGTTGTTTTAACCCAAATTGATCCTGTTGGACGTGGTGTAGTATCAGCTGTTTTCCACTCTGGAACACTTGTATGTGGAGCAACATTTACTGCTGGTGCAGCGTGTGTTCCTACAAGTCCTAGTGTAGCAGCCGATGTGCCTGATGTATCTGCAATTGTTACAGCAGCGCCTGTAGAATAAATTTCTAATACGCCGTTAACTGATGCAGCACTAATGCCATCAATTGACAAACCATTAATGTCAGTTGCTAGGCTTGTTGCCGTTGTGCCTGATGTTGTTACAGGTACAGTATTAATTGTAAACGTATCACCTGCTGTATGTGCTGATGCTGTTGCTGTTACAGCAGCATGGCTATTTTGCCAATCATCTGTTCCAACTTCAACCCAAGTACCAGATGCATTTCTGTACCATAGTTTGTTAAGTGTGCTTACTGCAACAATAGCATAGTCGCCCACAGCACCAACTGATCCTTTTGGAGCGCCTGGTGCACTTGCTGAACCAGTAACTTTTGAAACTTCAGTAATTACAATTGGTGTTTTTACATTAAATGACTGGCCGCCTGTTGTTGCTTTAGGTGCACCATTCCACTCAAAAATACCAAACTTAGTATTTGTAGTGTCAAACCACCATGTGCCGTCTGCCGGAGCTGCACCTGGTGCATTAGCACTTGCTTCTAGTTCGCCTAAATCTATATCTGCACGGACTACCCATGCTCTGTTTGCAACACCTAAGAATGAGTATGCTGCTTGTAATCCATATTCGTTCAGCTCGCCGCCGTGAATTGGATTATTACCTGTATCGGTATAAAATAGTGGATCTCCAAAGGTATCTGCAAGATCTCTCTGGCTTGTAATTAAATAAGCCTTTCCAGAATTTGCTTTTAAAGTACCTTGCGCAACACCAGTGCCACCTGCATTGGTTTTATTTTGCTTGGATGCCACGAAAATCATTGGTACGGTGCCCGGTTCTGCTGGTGTATAGAACGATTCGTCTATTACCTTAACCTCTACACCTGGTGATGTTAATGCCATTGCGTTATCTCCTTGAAAGTAAACTTTGCTAAATGTATTTAGCCAAGTGCTGTTAAAATATACCTATTATACACTATAAAAAGGGGAGCAAAAGGTGTAAATACTGTATGAGACCACTTTGTATATGCGGATTGCGACCTGCTGCTGTAAATTATAAAAAAGATAATAAAACCTATTATAGGAAAAAGTGTGAAATTTGTAATAAGCACGGAGGAACCGGACATGGTATACCTAAATGGAAAATGCGTGGGTATACAAAAAAAGACACATGTGAGAAATGCGGCTTCGGTAGTAAAAATCCAGAACAGTTTAATGTCTATCATATAGATGGAAATTTAGATAATTGCAAGTATAACAATCTAAAAACAATTTGTGCTAACTGTCAACGTGTTTTACAAAAAGAAGGAATTAAATGGAAACAAGGCGACTTAATAGCAGATTTTTAGGTTGACTTTTTCTGTAGTTTTGCTATAATATAGAGAATTACAGGAGCCACTATGATAGATTACAAATTTAACGAAAAAACCTATATTGATGAATTTCAAACATATATTGATAGTACATATCAAGGACATTATGCTACTAATAAATTTCAATCAACTGAAGTAATTATTGAAAGGGGACATGGTACTGGATTCTGTATGGGCAATGTTGACAAGTACTCTAATCGATATGGTAAAAAAGGTTCTAAGGATGATGCAAGAAAAGACCTAATGAAAGTCTTGCACTATGCACTTATTCAGTTGTATATACACGACAACGATCTTTAGCCTATTGTAAAAGAATAACCTGTACCACCTGCTACTGCTAGTGCTACTTCTTGTTCCAATTTATCTAATTCGCCTTGAGCTTCTGCTTTTAGTGCATCACCGTTAAGTGTTGATCCGCCTTGTGGTCCAGCAATAGTAGCAAATTTACTACGTGCTTCACCTAACATATATTTGCATGTAGCAAGTGTATAACTTTTAATCCATTGTATTGACATGTAATCGTCTATAAGCTGCTCATCGCCTCTATAATTATAAACATACAACATTAGATTTTCTTGTGCTCTAGGACGTTGTAAGATTGTTAATTTTTTAGATTGAGAATTCCATTTAAATTCAATAAAAGACCCGAACATACGTCCAACTAGCTCTTGATATTGACTAAACATATCGTATGTTGCTAATCCGCCCATATTAGAACTTGCTAAAAGATAGGTATTAGTATAAGCCATATTAAATGGTTCAAATAATGTACCACCATCACCGCCGCCTGTACGTGAACCAATTGAACGTCTAAAGATTTGACGCACTTCTACCACTTCTTGGGGTAATATGTATTCGTTCTGATCTTTAACAGTAGGTAGAAACATGTAAGACTCTTCAACAGAATGATCACTACGCTGTCTAAAACGTGTTAATGCAGTTTTTAGTGCAGTTTCATAATGTATTGGATCGAGTTCTACATCAACCATGCCTCCACCTAACATAGCGTAAACATAATCATATATCTCTTTTTTCTTAGTTGTAATTGAGGCCATAAATATTCTCCACATTGTATTTATCTTACGCTAAATATACATATGCCAAGAATAAGTTTATACAAACCAGAAAAAGGCAAGGATTTTTACTTCCTTGATAACACTATCGGAGAAATGTTTACCGTTGGTGGAACTGATGTTCATGTACACAAATACATAGGACCAGAAAATACATCAGAGGAAGCAAGTACAGCTGATAGACCTCAATATGATGCTGTTAAAGAAACTAATATTCAAGACTTGTTATTTTTAGAAAATAGAGATAGAAAGTACGATCCTGATGTATACAGTATTAGAGGCATTTATAATGTACAAGACATAGATTTTGATCTAAGTCAATTTGGTTTATTTTTACAAAACGATACATTGTTTATGACTGTGCATATTTCTAGCAGTGTAAAGTCAATTGGTCGAAAACTTATGTCAGGTGATGTTATTGAATTACCTCATCTAAAAGATGAATATGCACTCAATGATTTTGATGTAGCATTGAAGAGATTCTATGTCATAGACGAAGTAAGTAGAGCTGCTGAAGGTTTTTCTCAGACTTGGTATCCGCATTTATATAGATTAAAATTAAAACAAATTTATGACGGACAAGAATTTAAAGAAATATTGGATCTTCCAGCAAGTGAAGATAGTGATAACACTTTACGTGATGTTTTAAGTACGTTCGAAAAAGAAATGCAAATAAATGAAGCAGTCGTACAACAAGCTGAAGCAGATAGTCCACTTAGTGGTTATGAAACAAGTCATTTATATACTAGAAAAGTTGCAGAAGATGGCACAAATGTAATTGAACAAAGTTTTCCATCTGATGTACCTGAAGTAGTTTCTGAGCGTATTACAGAAGAAGGTGTTAAAGACGACTATGACGGATACCTTATAGGTGATGGTCTAGCACCTGATGGAGAAACGTTTGGGTTTGGTATTAATTTTCCATTAAATGCTGCTACCGGAGATTATTTTTTGCGCAATGACTTTTTACCAAATAAACTGTTTAGATATAATGGATCTAAATGGGTTAGACAAGAAGATAGTGTACGAATGACATTATCAAACACTAATTTGCGTCAAACACAAAAAACATCATTTATTAACAACACAAATACAAGTACAATAGGTGGCGATGTTATAGAAGAAAGACAATCACTAAGTAAAGCACTTAGACCTAAGGCGGACAATTAATGCAGCATTTTTATGACGGACAAATAAGACGTTATCTTACACAAATTATTCGTTTAATGAGTAATTTTCAATATCAAGATAACAAAGGACAGTTTACAAGTATTCCTGTCATGTACGGCGATATGACTAGACAAGTATCTAGCCTGTTAAGAGACAATTCAGAAAATAAAGTACCTAGTGCGCCTAGAATGGCTGTATATATTACCGGTCTTGAAATGGATAGATCAAGAACAAGTGATCAAAGCTATGTTAGTAAAGTAAATGTACGTGAAAGAGAATACGATCCTGCTACAAATACTTACGGAGATGAGCAAGGAAATGCATATACTGTAGAACGCATTATGCCTGTACCTTATATACTAAGTGTAAACGTCGATATTTGGAGTACAAATACTGATCAAAAATTACAAATAATGGAGCAAATATTATGTTTGTTTAATCCAAGTTTAGAGATACAAACTACTGATAACTACGTAGATTGGACAAGTTTAAGTGTAGTGCATTTAGAAAATATTAACTGGAGTAATAGATCTATACCTGTAGGAATAGATAGTGAAATAGATGTAGGTTCTATTAGCTTTACAACTCCGGTGTTTATTAGCCCGCCTGCTAAAGTTAAAAGACTCGGTGTAATTACAAATATTATTACAAGTATATTTAATGAAGAAGCAGGAGTTATTGATTTCGGTGAAGCACGACCTACGTTAGATTCTTATCAAAACAATCCGTTAGCTGCAACAAGCGAAAATAGGAACGGGGAAGATCGTAAAGCTATAAGAGGCGATACTGATGCCATGGCAAATGTAAATTATAATAATTACAATATTGTTGTACTAAACAATACTGCTTTAATAGTAGAAGGAGCAACAGTAGGCGAAATAGATTGGCAACCTATGTTTGAACAATTTGCAGGTCCATATAGAGCAGGAATTAGTAAACTATTTTTACGTAGATCTGATATAGATGGTGATGTAGTTGCAACTTTTACATTAGATGCAACAAATACCAAACGTTTAATATTAGATTTTGACGAAGATACAGTTCCTACAGATAGTATCATTACTAGTCCACTGCAAACTAAGTCAAAAATAGACTATATTATAGATCCTTCAAATTATGATCCAACAGCAATCAAATCAAGTGGCGTTAGATTATTACTTTTATCAGCAATAGGACCTCATACAGGAGGTGAAGGGCCAAGTGCATGGCAAAATACGGATAGCTCTTATCTTACTGCAAATGCAAACGATATTGTTGAATGGAACGGATCGAGCTGGAGTGTTGTTTTTGACTCTACTACAACATCTGAACTAACATATACCTCAAACTTAAATACTGGTGTTCAATACAAGTATAACGGAGTAGAATGGGTTAAATCCTTTGAAGGAGAATACCAGGTTGGCACCTGGAGAATTGTACTTTAAAATATATACTATATGAAAGCAGATATAGTATGTAGCGGAGCCTTAATTTTTGCCAAAGAAACAGAAAGATTTTTACTTTTGCATAGAGCAAATGGTAAAAAGAACAATCTTTGGGGACTAGTAGGTGGCGGTAATGAAGCTGGAGAAACACCGTTTGAAGGCTTAAAACGTGAAATAATAGAAGAAATAGGCGAAATGCCAAATATAAGGAAAACTATTCCTTTAGAAAGTTTTGTTAGTAATGACGAACATTTTCATTTTCACACCTATTTGTGCGTAATAAATGAAGAATTTATACCTAATTTAAACAGTGAACATGATGGTTATGCATGGGTATCTTTTGGTATGTGGCCTAAGCCATTACACCATGGCCTTAGAAATACACTTCAAAGTAAAGTAAACCAAACAAAATTACGCACTGTATTTCAAGTAATATCTTTACTTGACGAATCTTAATAAGAATGTTATAATTAACCATGTCAAAAGTATTAGTTTTAGGTGATGTTATAATCGACAAATATGTTTATGGTACTAGTTCTCGAATTAGTCCAGAAGCACCTGTTCCTGTAATTACATATTCAGAAGAAAAAGAGACATTAGGTGGTGCAGGACTTGTTTACGAAAATCTTAAAAGCCTAGGTGTAGATGTTACATTGTTCGAGACCGGTCAGCCGCACAGTATAAAGACACGCATTATATGTGACGGGCATTATATTACACGAATAGACAATGATAAAGATGCAAAATCAAATGTAGTATTAGATGAAGTATTATGTAGTAATTTTTCAGAATATGATTATGTAATATTGAGCGATTATGACAAAGGTGCACTAGACAATGCAAAACAAATTATTGCACACATTAACAGTCAAGGTCCTAAAGTAATTGTAGACCCAAAACGATATGCACACGAGTACGAAGGTGCTTGGCTAGTAAAGCCCAACAACAGTGAATATACCAAGTTTGAGTTTGACGAATGGCAAGGCAACATTATTACCACAGACGCAGGTCACAGTGTAAGTGCTACAATAGACGATATTGAATATACAATTCCTGTAGAACCAGTAGAAGTATCAGATGTTACTGGAGCTGGAGATTGTTTTATGGCTGCATTTGTATACGGGTTAACAAAAAATTATGATTACAAAAAATGTTTAAAACTAGCAGTGTTAGGATCTACTGAAAGTGTAAAACATAGTGGTACATACATACTAAAAGAAACAGATTTACAAAAACGTATAATTTTTACAAATGGCTGTTTTGATATTCTACACAAAGGCCATTTAACATTGTTAAAAAAGGCACGTAGTTTAGGAGATAAATTAATTGTAGGTTTAAACACTGATAACAGTGTTAAGAAACTAAAAGGTCCTAGTCGTCCAATAAATGATGAGCAAACAAGACTAGAACAATTAGAAATTTTAGACTGGGTAGATGAAGTTATATTGTTTGATGACAAAACTCCATATAATTTAATAAAAAATCTAAAACCCGACCTTATTGTAAAGGGCGGAGACTACAAGGTTGACGAAATTGTAGGGCATGATTTAGCACCTGTGCATATTATACCTACTGTTCAAGGATATTCAACTACAAATATTATAGAGAATACAAATGAAAATACTAATTACAGGCTATAAAGGATTTATAGCACAAAATTTAGGTAGATATTTACATTCACAAGGCCATGAAGTAGAAGGCTTTGACTGGATTACAAATACCTTACCGGCTGTTGATTTTTACGATCAAATTATTCATCTAGGTGCAATTAGTGAAACAACTTGTACTGACGTTGAAGCAGTGATGGAGCAAAATTTAGACTTTTCTACAAGGTTGTTAGGACTATGCGAAAATTACGGAACAAATTTAATGTATGCTTCTAGTGCAAGTGTATATGGTCCTTTGAAAGACTGTAAAGAAACATCACCCTGTTTACCTAAATCGCCCTATGCATGGTCGAAATACCTGTTTGATAGAATTGTTACTTCAGCAGATGTATCCGAGTTTGGGTGTAGGGTACAAGGTTTTAGGTATTTTAATGTTTTTGGTGAGTATGAAGACCATAAAGGATCGCAGGCTAGTATTTTTCACCAATTTCGTAAACAAGCATTTAATGGATCTATACAACCTTTTCAAAATTCTGACAATTATTACCGTGATTTTATATATGTTGGTGATATTTGTAAAATTACCGAAAAATTCTTAGATATTGACGAAAGTGGTATATGGAATATAGGTAGTGGTCATGCAGAAAGTATCGGCGCAGTGGCAAAATTCATGTCCGAGCGCATGGGAGTACCTATAAAAGAAGTAGAAATGCCAACATCACTGCATGGTCAGTACCAAGAATACACTTGCAGTGACAATACTAAACTTTTAAACACAATTGGTGACTTTAAATTCACTACACCTTATGAATGGATGGAAAATGGTAACAAGACTTGAAGGAAAAGTAGAAAAAGGATGGGGTTTTGAACTAATCTGGGCTACAAATGAAAAATATTGTGGTAAAATCATGGTTTTTGAGAAGGTTGGTGCTAAATTCTCTATGCATTTTCACAAAGAGAAGGACGAAACATGGTTTGTTAATAACGGCCGCTTTATTGTTCGCTGGATTGACACAAAAACTGCAAAAATGAATATGCAAGAGCTTAAAGAAGGCGATGTCTGGCATAATCCGCCTTTACAACCACACCAACTTGAATGTATACAAGCAGGAAGTTCAATTACCGAAGTATCAACTCCAGATTCTGTTGAAGATAACTATAGAGTGTTTCCAGGAGATAGCCAAACTGCTACGCCTGAGCTTCTCCCCACTTCAGAATAACATTTCCTTCAATTGGTGCACCACTTGTCTTACGTATATTAATAGCTAACACGTCAGGACCGTTTGGAAACGTTCCTCTACCACCTAAACTTGTGTTTGTAAGTTCTTTAATCGGTGAAAGATCTAGTTCTGAACGTTCTCCCGGAACAGCAATAAACTTAAAGATAGTTTCTCCAGGTTTGGCAAAAGCTGCCGCAGTAAGATCAAATGTAACACTGTCTCCTGCGGTAAAGGAAGCAAACGAGGCCTGGTTAAGTGTAACTTTTGAATAAAGAGTACCACCTAGTTCAATTGATTCTACGCTAGATACAATTGTACCAGCAGGGAAGTTTGTATCACTTACTGCAACAGGAGTACCAGTTGTTGCACCTGTAGCTAAAAAGTTTGATTCTGTGAATAATAATGTTGTCGTTACTCCATCAGGTGCAGGATATGTAAGCGTTGCTGTAAAGCCATAAGCATAACCTCTTTGTAGCCTTTGGTTTAAATTAAGTCTATCAGCTCGTTGGTAGCCGCTACCAAACCATATGTTTTGGTTGTTTCGATTTACACTATTTATAATAGTATTATTTCTAAACACTGATTGGCCATTGCTGTTATTACCAGTTATAACCATACCCGATTCAATAGGCGTGACAGGAGATGATAGTATATAGACATAATTGTTATTTTGGCTATATGCTGAGGTAGTTGCTGTAAGTGTGATACCTGCTGCTACAGTAAGAGCACTTTCTGTAACAGCAGCTCCAACACCCCAGTTAATACCAGCACCTGCAACAACTTGAGCAAATGATGGCTGCCCGCCTTCAGCTTGTGTATTCAAGGATACCCATTGTACGTCACCAGGTGCGTCTGGATAGTTTTGAGGATTTAGTACGCCTTCAACAATAATACCACCTGAGTCTGCAGAAGCTAAAGGATCTGATGTAACCTCAATACCGTTTAGAAGTAACTGTGCTCTGTTAAGAAGCTCTCTATCTCCTAAGTCTCCGGTAATAGCATTAGAAACACTAGGTGCTAGCCTAATTAGGAATGCAGTTTGTCTTACGGTAGAAATTTCAACTCCAGTAGATGCATAACTAAAGATATATCCACGATCTTCGTCAAAGCCGCCGTCTGTAATAAACGCTGACCCCCAGTGACTAATAATAGGTGTAATTGTGTTACTAATTATAATAACACCTGTTCTTCTAGTATGTGCTGCTGAAGGGCCTGCTGTATAGGTACGTTGGGCGCCTGCTTGAAAATTAATTAAGTTTGTTCCTCTTGTACATCCAGTAAGATTATTACCATCAATACCTGTGTATGTTATAATTTCATTATCGATATAAACTGTAGCACCTAAAGCTGGAAAGAAAGAAGCATCTTCTAAAGGTAAAGTTGTTTGTTGATTATCTATTCCGTCTGCTAGTTTTCCGTTTGGTCCCTCATTTGTTACTTCATAACGCACCGGTAAGTTACCAGATCTCATAAACGCTTCTGTATTAATGTTTGAATTACGCATTCTGTGTGTAAAAATAAAGTTACCATCGGCTCCACGTATCATATAATCTATAAATCCAGCACCATACCAACTATACTGAATACCAATCATTTGCATTTTTGATATATCAACATCGTATGCACTTTGACCAGTGCCATCAACTTTATCTAAATTGAAATCTTTTTGTTTTACTTTTTTATCTTTAACTAAACATAATTTTGCATTTACTGCTGGTCTAACACCTCTATAATCAGGTGTTAAAGACATTTGAGTTTGACTATCAATTTGACTTACTACATGTGTCATGCCTTTTAGTACAACTCTATCACCTGCTTTAAGCTGGTCTTTAAATCTTGTATTTGATCCTGTAACTAGATTTTTATCAGGATTGACTGATACTAATCCTGCAACTTGGAATGTACTACTCCTTTGCACAACGTTTAGGTTAGAACCGTCATACTCCCAAAAGATTCCGTTTTGATCATCATAGGCTCCTGCTCTAACAGTTGCACCGTGCCACGTTTTAATACTAACTTGACAGCTGTCACTTAATGTAGGCAATCTTGAACCTAATTGTGTTTGTGCAGTTATTTTAAACACTCTTTCATTAACAACATCTGTCACAGTATACAAACCATCATATCCAGCAGTTTCGACTCCTAATATTTCTATGCCGCCTCCTACTTGTAATCCGTGATCAGCGTCATCAATTTCTACTGTAATTAACGATCCAATAGTAGCATCTGTTGCTGACATGTTTAAAATATCGTAACTAGGTGCAAAAAGTGCACCAGTTGTATACATAATACCTTTACCTGACTGATAACGGATATAGTTTTTACTTTGACGTATTGCTTGAGCACCGTGTTGTGGACCACCGGTTCCTAATTGAACACCGCCGTCATACGGTCTATGAACAAAAAAGCTGTCTGGTCTTAAATAAACAGCGCCAGTAACTGGGTCGGCATTTGCAATACCTGTGTCAATTGTACCTGCTGTTCTAGCCTGATATGATAATCTAGTAGACGTAGGTATACTTGTTGCAATAAACGATCCAGCAGCTAATGCATGTTCGTTACTTCCGTCATCGCTTGTTATTGTAGAAATAACAGTTGCACCTGGAACAATACCATGCGGTCCATCAAAGTCTATTTCAATTGTTGCAAGTTGTTCAAACGCAACATTTACTGCTGCTGCTAATGGAGCAGTTAATACTTCAGTCATTGTAACAGTGCTGTAAAATTCTAATGCAGCAGATGATGTAACTGTTCCACTAGTACTTACATTAGTGATTCCGCCTGTCCCGTCTATACTTTCCACTACAATTGTTACATCGTTTGTGCCGCCATCGCCGCCTACATCGCTACCTGGAACAACTAATGTATTACCTACTAGATATCCGGTACCAGCATTGTTTGGAATAACTACGTAATTTGATACAGTTCGCTGGATATCAAAAGTTGCACTATTACCATTAAATTGTGCATAGGCAGGTGCTACCGCAGTATAAGTACCGGATCCGTTGCCACCTGTACCACTTGTTGTAACAGCAGTTATGCCCCCAACACCGTTTACTGTTGATACTGTAATAGTAAAGTCATTTGCAGGAGAAGCACCACCTAATTCAACACCAGATACAACAATTTGATTACCAACAGAATAGCCCTCACCTGGATTTGAAATTGCATCTAGTGTATATACGGTTGCAGTATTTGTAATATCAAATCCTGCTCCTGTACCTGCTTCGTTTACTCCTTCTATTGCAGGTAGTGTTTCTGTGTTAGCCGCAGTACCTGATATATTTGTGTCAGTTATTCCACCGTTACCGTCAATTGTAGCAACAGTTACAACTAAGTTATTTGCAGGTGCAGTTCCGCCTAATGCAGTACCTAAAATATCTAATGTATCACCAATACTCCAGCCTGAGCCTCCACCATTAATATTAACGCTGTACGTAGTTCCTATTCGTGAAACTTGAAGTATAGCATTTATACCGTTAGATGCTGTGCTATAAACTACATTATTATAACTTGCAAATCCGTCAGTAGCTGTTCCTGTTTCAGATACTGCTGTAATTTCTCCACTAGCACCAACTGTACTAACAGTAATTGTACAATCGTTGACAGCAAGTTGACCACCTAATTGATCACCTTCAATAATTATTATGTCACCTGCTTGATAACCAGAACCTCTTAAATCTGCAGGCGTACCTGTAATGTTTGCTGCTGTAATTTCTCCAGTTGCAGTAACACCTGTAACAGATATAGTTGCATCGTTAATAACATCTTCACCTCTCAACACAGCTCCAAGAATTGTTATCACAGACGATGTTGTAAAATATTCTCCACCATTAATAATTTGTAATGAATAAGACCCTGCACTTTCAGTAATTTGAAATTGTGCATTTTGTCCGTATACATTACTGCCCGAACTTGAAGGAAGTGAATAAGAGTCAAGTGCTGTACCAGTAGTTGTAATAGTATCAATACTATCATTAGTACCTAATGTATTAATTGTAATTGTACAATCATTAGCTGGGCTTGTGCCTCCTAATTCAGTCCCGTCAATTAAAAAAGTTTCATTAATAACATAACCAGAACCAGGATTTGTTACTTGTGCTGTATATGTAGTGCCTGCTTGTATTATAATAAACTGGGCATCTATACCACTAGCACCTGCATATACAGCAGTAAACGAAGTATAAGTTGCATCTTCTGCTGCGCCTGTACCTGACGAACTCACATTCGTGATTGCTCCTGTACCTGTGTCTATGCCTGTAACAGTAATAAGTAAGTCGTTTGTACCAGATTGACCCTGTAATTGTGCACCGTCTATTAATATCTGATCACCTGTTTGATAAGATGTTCCACCTGTTTCAATAATAACACTATATGCACCTGCATTTACGTTAATTGTAAATTGAGCACTGGCGCCTAATGGTGCGGGGTCAAACCCGTTGACTGTTTCGTTTAAGGAACTTGTTGCTGCACTATAAACATTATTTGTTTTTGTAATATCAAAAAATGCTCCTGATCCTACTCCAGATTGTAGTACACCTGATATTCCTGTAAAACTGCCGTCAGCTGGCGCTGCTACACCACTTTCATCAAATGTTAGAATTTCTCCACTACCGCCGATTGAAGTAACACGTATGTAAATATTATTAGCAGGATTTTGTCCTGCTAATAAATTACCCGGAATCTCTAATACATCATTTACAACATATCCTGATCCAGCATTGTTTATTGTAGTAGTATACGTTCCTGCGCTCCTACTTACATTAAATGTCGCATTTGTTCCTATTGTTGCAGTTTGTAGTGATCCTGATAAGTCTTCATATGTCACATCTGAACCTGCTCTGTTAGCCGTTAACGGTCTGTCTAGGTTTACAGTTGTTCCCTGTATAGTAGTAACAATACCTGCGCTTCCGTCTCCTAAGTCAATTGCCATACCTACAACTATACCCGAAGTGTCTATTACATCAAAACTATTTTCGCCTTCAAGAATATCTTCAGCTGTACCAGCAGTAACTTGAACGCCTGAGCCATTTCCTATAGTACCTGTAACCTGTGAACCTGTTGGTATAGAATGTGGCAGAGCGCCTTGTTGTACAAGCGGTGCTCCTAATTCGGGTATTGTTCCGTTCACAGTTATAGTATCTGATCCTGTCGGATGAGACAGCGAAGTTGTAAATGTTCCTGCACTACCTTGACTTGCTATTGAAAAGGTAGGCGATCCTACAGCAGCTCCTGTGTAAAACCCGGCTTTTCTAAGTTGTGTATAATAAGTAGATAACACTTCGCCTGTATTAACTCCTACTTTAGACTTTGCATAGTAGTTAAAAGTTGTGCTTGAAGGTGCGCCATTTACAACAAAGGACCCTTCTGCTCTACCAATTCCTAATGCGGTGCCGCCTAAACCTTTAATAGTAAACGGATCACCTGGTTCAAAGTCGTGCGGTGCACTAGTTGTGACTGTTATTAAACTAGAACCAATACCCGATGTTGCAATAGATGCATCTGTTATTACCGATATAACATTTAATTCTGTACCAGGTACTTCGTAAATACTAGGATAACCGCGCTGCATACCAATAGCTTGCCATTTAGTGGGTTGCAATCCGTATTCAAAGTCAGCATCTAGCATTGATTGTGCATTTGCTACTCTGTTTCTTTCAATAGCATCTGTACCAAAGTCAAACGGTCTTGTTCTAATTTCTTTATCTTCTACGAATATTTGTAATCTATCAGTAGCAGCATGTGTGGCAGTACTATAATATAGCTTTATACTTGTAATAGTATCAGCTGTCTGACTAAAGCTACTAAATTCTTTTTCAATGGTTGCATCAACATCTGTATCTTTTAAAAATTCAACGTCTGCAATTTTACCAGGGTCGTTAAATGTATAAATTACTTCGCCTTTGCTAACATTTGTAATGAGCAAAATATCTTCTTCTCTAAATCTACCTTGCACACGAATAGTACCTAAACCGTTTACTTTTGTCGGTAATGACTCTATTCCGTTTAAAATTACGTCTGTTAATAGCGTTCTTAATGTTGTTATACTACTTACAACACCTGTTTCTGTAGTCTTAGTTAGATCAATTAATTGTGTGCTTCTTACTGGATCTTGACGAGTAGTAAATTGAGTGTTTAATAATATATAATCATTTAGCAGTGTTTCTATAAACTGGTGTGTTTCAACCTCGGGCAATCTATTACCGTCTACTTGCGGAACTCCTTGTTTCCAGTAAAAAGATGATACTTCGTATGTGCTTTTATTACCTGTATATCTTAAATCGTGTAAATAAGCATCTATCACATATCCTATATCTCTTTCACATTTATATTCGTTATAAGTATATTCTGCAAATGCATAACCGTATGTGTCATTAGGAACTGAATCAATGCCGTTGATTAAGGTTTGTTGTATTGTTAATATAAAATTTGAAATTTTTGTAGTAACCCCAGCTTCAGAAGGGGATCCTGCTTGTGTTTGTATAATTTCAGTTTGTAGTACTGGAGTTTTAAGCACGTTTTGTAAAACATAATTATTATACATATTTTCTAATTCGTCAAAAATAAGTTGTAGCGGTGCTCTATTTCCTGCTACGAGAGAAATTTCATCGTCCCAAAGTAAACGTGTTGCAGCATTTGTATTATATGTTCCTCCGTATCGTACGTCAAATTTTATGCCATCAACAATATCATCTAACAATGTATCCCAAAATTCTTCATTATATGTATAGTCATAAAAGGGTGTTGATACTGCATCATCTAACGCACTATCAAATGAATGAACACTTGTATCGGAAGATATACCTACATTCATTGTAATTGATGTAGCATCTGTTGCTGTGATTTCAATTAAATTATGAGCGTACGGATCGTTACCTGTAATGTTTGCCACACCAGATTCACGTGGGTATGGATGCAATGTTGCATTGTTATCTTTTTCACAGGTAAATGTTATGCCACCTATAGCAATTTTAATTTTATCGCCAACAGAAAGACTGTGGCTGCCAATTGTTATATTCAAAACACCAGTTGCACCTACATATGTAGCATTAGTAGGAGTGTAGGATAATTGGGCCGCGTCAGCTTCATTTTGTATCCATTCTTTTAATTCTCGTTTAATCCAATCATTATTTGCTGCTAGTTGTGCTGATGCATCAGGATTATCGTCGTTAGCTGTGTCTAATGCAATCCTGTAATTAATGTATTCAACTGCTTCGTCTTTGATATATTCTTTATTTGACTCGATTAATGAGTATGCATTTGGAACAACGTTTTCTAAAACGCCTCGCCCTGGGTTAAAAATATACGTAGAGAGTTTTTTCTTTGACATGTTTTATGATCCTAAAGCAATTGCTAATGCAGTAACGTTTTCGTCCACATACCGTTTGTTTGCTATGCCGGTAGTTGTTGTTGGTGATTGTGTAACAGATGCTGTAGTAAATGCACCTGTTCCTGGCGTAGTTGCACCTATATTTATTCCGTTTAATGTGCCTGCTGTTGCTTCTAGAGTTGAAAAAGATCCAGTAGCAGGTACATTGTTTCCTATGTTTATATTATTAATTGATCCTACAGTTCCACTGTCAATTGTTACAATACCTGAGCCTCTTGCAATTAAATTTATAGGATTGTCTTGAGGACGTAAATCAATTAAGCCGCTTGTGCTTGTAATTGACGGAGCGGTTATTGCTAACCCTTCTACAGATCCTGTACTAGCTGAAATATTAACAGTACCTGATCCTGTAGGTTGTAATCTAATAGATGCATCTGCACCTAATGCGTTAATATTGCCAGCAACAGTAAGTGTGTTAAATGAGCCATTGCCTGTTACAACAGGATCAGATATTGCAATTTGACCAAACGGAGCGCCTGTTGAATTTGTGTAACGTAACGCTGCTGGCGCATCTATAGGAACATCAAAGGTTAGAATTCCTGTGGTTTTTCCTTGGGCAGCTGCACCTGTTGTTGTTACATTATTAGTTGTAGTGTGTGATACACCAGTATTATATAGTGCAGACCCGTCTTCGTTTGAAATATTAAAATTTAATGTTGACAGTGTAAGAGCAATTGTATATCTTACACCTCTTAACAATGTAAGTGAAGGATTGTCCGGGTCATTACCTGTTTCTCTAAATTGAGATGCACCTGATTCTGAAAATGCATAATCGGTTTCTGTTTCGTCTTCAGCAGCAATAGTAAACGACAAAGACCGGGCAGTAATGTTACCCTGGTCGTCTACTGTAAATCCTGTGCTTTTAAAACCATGTTCCGATTCAAACGGATTATATGTAATAGGCATTTAACACTCCTTACAGTATTTATCTTTTAGTAAGGAACCAATAAATTTTGATTTTGGAAGTAAAATGCATTGTAAACTAATTTACTATTTTTATATGCATCGTCAGTAGGAGTAGCTTTTAAACTTACATAAGAATCATTTACTGTAGCACTTAGATTTACAATTTCATTGCCTAAATTTGATCTTCCAAAAACTGTAAGTGTTGCTTTGTCTAAAGATGCAACTACTAATATTTTTAACATTTCTTTATTTTGTGTATCTAAGTCTACAAAGACTGTATACTCTGCGCCTGTAAAATCTCCTAGATAAAAACGATCAAATTCTGTTTCTTGCGGAATTGCTACCCACGGACCGGTTCTCATTAATTGTGTATCGTTTTTTAGACTTATAGTATTTTTTCTACCTACTTGTAAATACTTGTCAATAAATATTGCCATTTACAATCTCCTTGATAATGTATTTATTCGGTTACACACGTTATTAATTTTCCAAATTCTGGTAGATATAGATAGTTAATACCACTTTGTGATAGCGTCCATAACGCATCTTCTAGTGTTTCAACAAGGGGTTCTCCCCCTAAGTTAAATGATGTATTAAAAATAATTGGACATCCTGTTGCATCTTTAAACGCCTTGATAAGTCTATAATAGTTTGGGTTTTGTTCTTCGTTTACAGTTTGTATACGACATGTTCCGTCTATGTGAATGATTGCAGGAATTTTTTCTTCAATACCTGGCCGACAATTTACAGCATACATCATTGTAGGTGAACTATCCATACCACGTAAGTCAAACCACTCATGTACATCTTCTTCTAATATACTACCTGCAAATGGACGAAAGTATTCTCTGTGTTTAACTTCGTTTACAAAATCTTTTCCATTTGGATCTGTAGGATCATAAAGTATACTTCTGTTTCCTAATGCACGGGGACCATTTTCCGACTTTCCTTGAAATATACTTACAATATTTTTTGTTGTAATTAAATTAATTACATCTTTATCGACTGCATCTTGCACTGTAGCATTATATTTTTTTGCTAAAGTTTCGATTTCGTTTTTTGAATAACAGTAATGAAATCCTTCGTATAACGTATCTGTCCTTTTTCGAACAGTTGTATCTTTAGTAATTTCATACCATTGAAGTAGTGCTGCGCCCATTGCTGTTCCGCTATCATTAGATACAGGCTCAACATATATTTCAATGTCATCTAAATTGTCTAAGTAATAGTAGTTAGCAACACAGTTTAACCCATAACCGCCACTTATTACAACCTTATTTTTACCAGTCATTTCAACTGCTTTTTGAATTAGTTTTAACACTTGTTCTTGTGTTTGTGTTTGTACAGCATAGGCTAAGTCACGTCTATTTTGTAATAGTGTAAGATCCTGTTCTTCTTCGCCAGATTCATGTAATTCTTCGTATACATCTTTGTTAACATATGCACCGTTAGGATATGTTGGAATAATTAAATTTCTATTACTGACATCGCCGTATAGTGTACTATGAAAAAGTTTTGGAATATTTTCGTTTGGCTTACCATACGGAAACAGGCCCATTGTTTTTCCAGCTTCGATAAAATTCCATCCACAATATTCTGTAACAGCTTCGTAAGTTTTTGTTATTCCGGCTTTTTCGGTTACATATGCTTCATGTGTGCCATTATCATTAAAGATAGTACTATCAATACCTTCTGCAAATTTTTCAACTAATGGACCTGTAGTGCCAATATTCTTTCTTACAGTAGCTAAATTATTAGGATAAGAACAATCAAATATAGTTTCAACTTCCCAAACTATAGTATCTCCCATATTAATAAATGTACCTGCGCCGTCAACAACTAGACCAGCTGCTTCTTTAAACCCGCTTCTATAAAAAGCACATGCTGCATGTAGTTTATGATGATAACTACTCATATCAATTACTTGAGGGTGGTCATAAGGATTTTGTTTCCTATCAATAAGACCAAGTTTTCTTGCTAAACCTGTATACATATCATCACCACTAAAATCTATTCTACCTGCTTCATTTAATGGTTGGGTATGTGCTACAACTAGATAATCTAATTTATCTGTATATTCTAATATTTTATACATTCCAGCAAACGGCCCACCGTCATATTTCTGGCGGCTTAACCTTTCTTCTTCAATATTAAAAATAATTTCACCATCTTTTAAAAGACATACACTTGCGTTATGGCCTCTAGCAATAGCAGCAATCCATATAGGATCTGTTTTAATCATTATGCTGCATCCTTTAGCTCAGGTTTACCATTCCATTTTTTTTGATTTTTAACACACGATTCAACAATGACATTTTCTATTTTATCATTCATTCTCATAACACCTTCGTTCATTCTATCTGTATATTCATCTACAGTTATACGTATAGGACTATACATTCTAGCATCTTCTCCCATATCTAAAATATCAAAATATTTACAGCCAGGATATGATACATTTATTTCATATGTACTACCTAAAACAATTGTTGCAGGTGTGCGCAATGCATATGACATATGTTGTCCTACACTATCGCATCCTAAAAAATAATCTGCTTGATTTATAATAGCAGACCATTCTCTTAAGTCAGCTCCTTGAGGTATAGCTATAGGTTCTTTAATATCGTAGTCACCAAATTGTATACCTATTTCTGACATAAACACTACTGCAAACTTTTTAGAAAGTTTTCTCACAATACTTACAACAGCTTCAGGCTCGAAACTCCTTCCAGTAGGATCTAAAATCATACCGTCTTCATTCATAATACCTCTACCAAATGGCTGAAATACTATTACTTTTTCTTTTTTTGTTTTTTCTTTAATTTCTTTTATAAGTTTTTGTGCAAAGACAGTTTCTTGTTTTCCAAGGTAGATGTGAGGACGAGGCAAATCCCTAAGACCTTGTTTATTAATTTCTATGTCGTATGCTTGAGCTAAACTGCATTTTTGATTATAATATTCCCAAACTCTATACGGCTCAGGACTTATTAAATCCATATCTTTTAATTTATCTTCAAATAAATTTTTATGCCATACATCGTATGCACGTTTATGCAATTGCGGATGTCCTTTATAAAAATCAGTTCCGCCCTCACAGACTATTATAAAATCGTTATTTGGATTTTCTTTTTCGAACAATTCTAATGCTGGAATGCTTGTAATTACACGGCCTGCGCCGCCATTAATAAAAAATGCTTTGTTTCTTTCTGTCATAAAAATACCTCTCTATAAATTACTTATAGAGAGGTATACAAAATTAAACTAAAAGTGGTTTAACCGCCTTCTGGTATATCTGGCATCAGTACTTCCCATGGTTCGTGCCCTGCCCAAACAGTAGTGATATCTCTTAATGCTTGTCTATATGTTACCCACGGTGCTTTTACACTTTCTGGTATATCATCTCTAACTCTAGGATCACTCCAAATTAATAGAGAGTTACGTATATCTCTTATTCCGTCCCACGTAATTAAATTTCTATCCCATGTGTAAGACCAAGTACTAGTTGCTGTATCATATACAATACCTTCACAGCGATATGCTTCGTGCGGCGGTAAAGGATCAAAATCTATATGTGTTTTACCATCTGGAAGTGCCCATGATCTCGTAGGAGCCTCTCCATCAAAGTCTGTTGCAACAAAAGTTGCTACTAATGGATCACGAGTCGGATCAACTTCTACTTTAATTTCTGTTGGTACAGGATTAAATGTTTCTCCGTCTGTTTCTACAGTTAATGCATCTCTCGGTTCAAGTTGTCCAGTTTCGGCATCTATAAACACCCATATTCTATCTGGTCCTGTATATGACCACGATGCTAGAGTGTAATTTTCTAAGTTAGGTTCACCACGTTTGTTTGGTGCTTTATAACTAAAATCTACATTTATTGTCGTCATTACTAATCCTATCTAAATATTAAGTATACTTGGCCGCCGGCGCCCGGTGTTCCACATTGGCTAGTACAACCGCCTTGTGTATGCGATGTCATGCCACCTCCGCCTGGAAATGTTCCGAAGTAACATCCTGCGCCATATCTATTCATACAGCAACCATTTTCAAACATACGTGTATGTCCTGTCATTGCAGGTCCTGGATTAACTTCATAAGTGTGGTTGTAACACCAGTTGTTGTTAAACACATATGATAAATTTCTTGGATGGATTGTTCCTGTAACACCACTACCTTGAACAGCTCCACCGTTTTCTTGACAAACACGCTGACATGTGTAGCAATAGAATCCATTACATTGCCAATAACCGTGACAGCCGCCACATGCTACAATACACCATGTACTTGGCTTACAAATATAAGAATTGCTACCGTTTTGGCAACTACTGTAACTTCTACAACAAGTTGAACCAGCTGCACATACTGTTATATTATCGCCTGGCTGAACCGGTGCATTGAATTCTACGTATCCTCCCGGGCTGCCTCCGCATCCATATGTACAACAATATCCACCTGCACCTGCGCCACCGCCTGCCCAAACTTCGCCGCTGACGCTAGACATATTAGGTCCTACAGTATATAAACAACATTTACCTCCGTTGTTACCTGTAGTAATATTAGTGTTAAATACCACTAACTCTTGCGGAACATTACTCCCTCCTGCTTCGTATCCATATAAATAATCTCTTAAATTAGCCATTTTCTATCCTTATTCCGATGCAACATAAAGTAATTGTACCATGCCAGATCCGCCCGGAGCACCACAAACAGTACCACCTGCACTATTACCGCTCATACCACCGTGTCCTGGATATGGTACACAGTTTCCCATAAATGCCAATCCATGACATGTTGCACAACCTGTCATACTCCATATTCCTGTCGTATGTGCATATGGCGCTCCTGGAGCAAACTGTTTAAAGTTACACTTACCACCGTATGTCCATTTTCCGTGTCCTTGTACAGGACGAATACATAATGTGGCACCTAGTACACACCCTGTCTGACAATTATTTAATGAATTACCGCAACTACAGTTACCGTAACTGAGTGTACATCCGCCTGAGCCTCCACTTACGCACACACAATCTGTAGAGGCTTGACATATATATGATCCAAAACCGGTGCATCCGCAACAACTTGATCTACAGCACGTAGTTCCGCCTGCACAAATTGTCCACTGAGTTCCTGGAGAAGTTTCAATTATTTTTCTTGCATAAGCGCCTGGACCGCCGCTGCGTCCGGCGTGACAGTTAGGTGCACCAGCGCCAGCGCCGCCGCCTCCCCACAATTCTACACCTATCCATGTAACGTTTGCAGGCACAGTAAATAAACAACATCTACCTCCGTTGTTAACATTAGACGGTGATGATGCTAATATCCTTACAACGGACATTGTGCCGTTTGTTGGTACTCCTCCGTCGGTTCCGTAATCTAATAAACTTCTTAAGCCTGCCATTTTATATCCTTAATTATGCTGAATCTTCAGGTGATTCAGGAAAAATTACTTTATGAGCATCTTGGCCTATCCAGTTTGCCGGTAATGCTCTAAGTGCAGCCCTGTATGCTACCCAAGTTGCTTTTAAATCGTCTGGCATATCTGCCGGAACCTTGTAATCTGAACTTTCTAAAGCAGTATCTCTTGCTGATCTTACATCATCCCAAGTTACTTCTGCTTCTATAAAGCTATGTGTCCACGCACCATCTGCATAACGTATTGTTGTTCTATCTACAATTTCGTCTGGCGATTGTGGCCAATCAAAGCTATAATCTGCTGTACTATCGTCAGCTAATGTAATAGTTTCAGTTACTGTTGATCTTGCAGTAGATTGCGAATACCCGCTAGGGTCAATAATAGAAGCAATAAACGGATCATCTGCTGAATTAACTACTACCTTTAATGCACCTGCCGGAGTGCCTATATCAGCTCCATCATTTTCGTCTGTTAAAGTTGGCCACATACCTTGTGACATAATCCCTGTAGTTTCATCTACAAAAATATACCATTTATCTGGGCCTGTATATTCTGCATTTACTGTTACGTTATTACTTGTCGATGTGCTAAATTGCTCATCTGGAGCGGTAAAAGTAAATGCTTGTGTTATAATATTATTGTTTGGCATCTTTTCTTTCCTTTATGCATATGACACTCTAATTATTCCGCCCATACCCGGAGTACCACATTTACAAACTCCTGAACATGTTATAGCGTTTGATCCTGGACCTGCTGGAAAGTGTCCGTATCCCCAGCAACAAGCATTACAATATGTTGTATTCATACATAGTGACCTTGTAGCATTAAAAGTACCTAATTGATAAGCACCTCCCATGACCCATTTATTAGTATTCATACATCCACCTTCTTTATGTGTTGTATTTCTGATTGCTGGCATACACCATTCACCTGCTGTTGTTTTACAAACAACACATCCTGCACAACAGGTAGTGCCGTCTAATGTAAAACACGATGTTCTACCCGGTTCACCTGATGGCGCACATGTTGTTGCTATTCCTGATCCACTAACATACGATGTTGCTCCTGTAGTGCCGCCACAACTTGAACTACAGCATCCGCTTCCTGCTGCGCATAGTGTATATGTACAACCGGCTACAGTTGAAATTGTACGCATTGCATACATGCCTCCTGAGCCAGTGAATACTGTTGCTTGACAGCATCTAGCAGCAGGACCGCTGGGACCTGATCCCCATAATTCAAATGTAACTTGGGTTACACCATCTGGCACAGTCCATAAGCAACACCGACCACCATTATTCTGGCTCCTGCTATCATTCGATATAGTAAACGAAGTTATTCCCGGGTTAGAGGTTGGTGCTAGGTCTACTTTTAAACTACTTAAACTTGCCATTATGCTTCCTTATTATTATGATCCTGCTAAGACCCAGCCATATGTTGCTCCGCTATAAACTAGGGTAGCTGCACTGTTGCCAATGTCTAACGCTAAGTCTTCTGCTAAGCCATGTATGTTATGTCCATTTCTTGCTACAGTACAATTATTCGTACCAAAATCTCCTGCAACATCAATAAACTGAATTGTATCGTTTACTAATGTTGTTGCCTGACTAGGTAGTGTAACTGTAACAGTAGCTGAACTTGTATCAACCAACAAACGTTCGTTTGCTACTGCTGCTGTGTTTCCAGTTACAGTACGTACTGTAGTGCTTGCTGAACCTGTTGTTGTAATGTATCTTGCCATTTTAATTCCTTACTACAATGTATTTATCAAGACGAAGGTAATGGTGTTTCTACACCAAATCCTACTGCACTTACGTTAGCTGAGTTTGCACGTACAACTAACTTTTGGGTTGCACCAAGTGCAATACCCGTTCTCTCCAAAACTCCTTTTGGAGGTATTTCTGTTTCATACTCTATGTATTCTGCTAAAGCTGGTACGTCTAAGTCAGCTACAGCTAATCTTACTGTGATTGTTTGGTTACCTCTGTTACAGAATGACACACTAGCAATAGTGAATGTATCTGCAGGCACAGTATATAATGTTGTGTCTGTTGCGCTTGTTAGATCGTTTGCGCCTAATCTTCCCGATGCCATTTTTCTTTCCTTTATCTATGCGTTTAAAAAGTACTGTAACGCTAATGGTGTTCCAGATACCCCTTGGGTGAAGTTTGTTGTTGCTCCTACAATAATTGTAGAATTATCAGTTGTGGAAATTGTATTTCCTGTAATTTGTATATTACCGGCAACTAATGTGTTAACGTTTAGTGTAGCACCACCACCACCAATTTGTGCGTTAATATACGTTCTTATAGCCCTTTGGGTAGGAACAATATTATCACTATCTGCTGCAAATGTTCCATCTGTACTAAATTCTCTAATTGTAGCACTTGTACCACCTAAGCTAACACTACCGAGTTGTAGTTCTTGTAGACCACTAACACTAAAGTTATCAGCATCTAGTGTAGCAGTACCTGTTGCTTGTTCAACTGTAAACAAGTCGCCAACTCTAAAGTTACCATCTTGGTCAGTAGAAGTATAAAATACTCGTCCACCGCCTGATTCCCTTGTTTCAGCATCTGCGTCGGGCGCATTTGCAGGAATTCCAGGATAGTTAGTATCAGTAAAATTACCAGTACCTATATCTAAGAAATCATGTCCTGTTAAACGTACTTGAGAATATCTTATTCGTAGTGTTACTTGTGCGCCATGTGCTGGTTCTGAGTCTACTGCAATTTCTGGACTTACTTGTAATCTAGCAGCATAAGGCCCAGATCCTGTAAGTTCAAATACTTCAACTAGTTTATATATAGTCGAGTCGCCTGCAATTTGTACGTTTGAGCCAGGTAAAGGTTCATTTATAGATGCTTCTACATATAAATATTTTCCGCTTTGTTTGACATCAGCATACCCGTCACCGTCAATGCTTGTTGAACATGTTTCGTATCCTGTACCTCTATCACTAAAGGTAGGCGGTCCTAATACCCCGTCACCTATTCTTACTTCTAATGGTGCATCAATTGTATTAATAGGATCTGTTATAGTTACTGTTGGCGGGTTAAGAGTATCATATCCGCTGCCTGGATCAAATAATGTTATTTGGAATATTTTTCCGCTTGCAACTTTAACTCTTGCTCGTGCAGTTGTTCCTGATACAGGATCACCGATTGATATTCTAGGTTCAACTCTATATTGAGATGTTTGATCTAATGCAACTTCAAGCGCAGTACCTGGAACTAAATGATCCCATCCCGAAGTGTCGTCGCTCATTTTTTTAATTGTTGCTAGTTTTGTACCTGCATTATATGTATCAATATACCCGTACTGTCCAACACCCACACCGTCTTCAATATATACTGCCATGCCAATATAATCAGCACTATTTGCTGTATCAGTTGCTGACAATGTAATAGATGTAGTTGTGCCTGTTTGTGCATTATTTAAAGATGTTTGGTAATCAGCACCACCATAATTTCCTGCACTATTTAACAACCGTATTTCAAACACGCCGCCATCATTTGTATCTATTGCGCCTACTGCTGCGTCGATGCCTTCACCGATAAATGTATAAGTTGCGGTTGTATATGATACACCACAGTTTGCATATTCTAGTGCTAGGATTCTGTCACCGTCGGTAATAGTATTTGCAACGTTTGCTTCTGTATAGTAGTTATTGACTGTACTTGTATTAGGCACTTCTGTTGAGTCAATGCCTTCTGCCACTGAACCGTATGCACCATATGAGTTGTTACCGTTAGTAGCACGAATCTTACCACCGTTTTCTGCAAGGTAACCAATATGATTGTAGTATGTAAACACACTAACAAGCTCTGATCTACCTAAGTTTGTAACCCAATATCCAATTCCATCGCTTAAGATTTGTGTAAAGTCGTTAGCAACAATACTGTCGTTTCCGCCGTCATGTAATGCACCGTCAACTTTTAACCCTATACAGCCTGAACCAAAGGTTGACACATTCTGTATGTATGGCGATTTACTATGAATCCAAACTATTCTATCTGATTCATCTTCTCCTGGATCTAAACTTACGTAGGCGCCTGCGCTAGGACGACTTGTACCATACGCATTTGCTCCGCTAAGTGATCCTGTTAAGCCTGCAAGTGTACAGTTTCTTATTCCGCAACCGTTTCTAACATAAAACATATTTTCTGTTTCATAACCTGTATCAGGCTTAATTTTTGTTGAACGTAACTCGTCGCCTACTAATGCTGTATGTGCAGGAATAGAAATTGGTAATTGCTCTAAGTACTCACCTGTTTTAACAAATACAGTTGTATTAACAACTTGTTCTGCAGGTAAAGCATTTGTATTGCCAGCTGTAATAGATGCAGTAACTAACCCTACTAAAGTATCATATGTAGTTTCTGCATCAGCTTCTTCTGTTTTAGTGCCGTCAATAGTTTGTGTTACAGGTGTTGCAACACTGTTTTCAGTTTGATAGTTTGTAGCTGGAGCAACATTACTTAACACAGCATCAACAACTTCCAAACTATAATTGATAGATGCAACAGTTTCTGTTTCTTGTCCAAGAATATAGCTTGCACCTGCTTCGGTAAAATATGATTGTGCTGTTTTTCTTGTTTCAACATTTCCGCCGTGTGATATATCATATCCTACTGCTTTTACAATTTTTTTCATATCTCGCAAGCACAAAGCCTTATCATATGTAAATGCATTTGTAAATGGTGCAATACTATTTGCAATCTGATAATCAGTCCATTCTACAACTTCTGCTGCAATGAAATCTACATTTGCATCTAATAATGCCTTTGCGTTGTGTCTTCTAGTTGAGGTTAAAATGTAATTCATACAATATGCTACACTAGCATATGGTCTATCTAAGGTTGTTCCAAATCCGTCTGCATCTGTTCCGTTTGGTGCTACGTAAAATACGTTTTCAACAAATCCAAAATCAATCCATTCAGGCGCGGTTGCACTTGCATTAACTGCTAATACCTGTCCTGGATTTCCTATAGGTAATCTAGCCGGTCCTGACCCTGCATAATATAATATATCACCGTCAGTTGTAAGTGTGTTTTCTTCTGCAGTTGAACTTACAATATTCCAATATGTACCAAGTGTATCTAAATCTGGTTTGTTTGACGCAATGTCTGCTATGTGTGCCAAGATACAAACATATGCATTTCCACTAAAATTAACAACGTCTCCTGCAACATATGACGTTGCATCAGCCCACGCACTAGTCCAATAGAAGCCTTCGTTTAGTTTATCCCAGTAGCTTGCATTAGGTGGAGTATTGCCAACATTGTCAGCATTACAAAGATATGTGTAACCGTTTAATCTTACAACATCACCTACTTTATAATTTGTAGCAATGTCCCAATCGCCTTCTAAATTAAATCCAGTTATAAATAAATCCCAGGCTGCAGGTGTTGTTGATGGCACACTATTGCTGTGATCTGTTTTTGCGATATATGTATATCCACCATATGTTACAATGTCACCTGGTTGATAAATTGTGCTATTGCTCCATGAATCTTCAAATTCTATGCCGGGTAAATATACATCCCAATTAGATGAGTCAGCAGCAAATGTTCCAGTGGATGTGTGTTCTGCTGTGGAAATATATAAGCTAGGTCCGTTTTTTACAACATCGTTTACCGTATAACGTGTAGTAGGTGCCCACGCTGCTCTGTAATTAATGCCATCGTACATTAAATTCCAGTTAATAATATCATCTTCTAAACCTGCTGCAACAGTAGCTTGTGATGTGTGTCCTGTAGAGCACATGTAAATTCTTCCGTAATAATTTACTACATCGTACTCTTTGTAACGTGTGCTTGTTGTCCAAACACCTTTCCAATCCATGCCTCTTGAAAAGACTGACCATTTTAAATCGTCGACTTCTAACCCGTCTACAATATTTGCAGCACTTGTATGCGCTTCTGTACAAATATATGTAGCTGTGCCATATGCTATGATATCATTGACTTTATATTTTGTGTTTGTGTTCCAGCTGCCTGCATAATTTAAGCCTTCAGCAAACAAATCCCAGTTCGAAAGATTACCTTCAAGACCTATTAATACATCAGCATTAGACGTGTGTCCTGTATTACATATATACAAGAAACCGCCGTTTTTAACAATGTCATTTACTTTATAATATGTTGCAACATTCCAATCGCCGCGCCATGCTAAACCGTCGCCGAACTGTTCCCATTTTGGTTGGACATCATTAAGATCTGTTTCAAGATCACTACTTGCTGTATGTGCAAGGATGGCAATAAATGTTTTACCACCATACGATACAATATCGTCACGTACATATTCAGTACCTGCGGTCCAGGTACCCTTCCAGATAAATCTGATTCTACCGAGTTTAAATTCAGCCATTCGGTTCACTCTCCCCTATAGGCAATTGCTTAATATTATTTATCCTTATCCAAATTTAAGGCGCCGTAAACAATTGTGACATTATATATAACCCTGAATAACTTTGCAGATTAATTGCAGCATCTATATTAATTTGTGTTGCTGTAGCATTTTCATTCAAATTTATTCCTTGTATGTCGACACTTAATTGGCTTGTAAGCAATGCGTTTGCGTTAATTATTGATCCACCACTTGAAATACGACTAGTAATATATGAAGCTATTGCTTTTTGTGTAGGCACAACATTATCACTATTGTCTACAAATGTAGGATCTGTGCTAAATTCTCTAACAACAGCGTTTGTACCACCTAGTACAATACCACCGATTCTAAGTTCATCAAGACCTGACAAATCAAACTGCGAAGCACTAATTGTAACTGTGCCAGTTGCCTGATCAACTTTAAACAATTCACCAACTCTAAAGTTTCCGTCTTGGTCTGTACTTGTATAAAATACTCGTCCACCACCGGATCCTGCTGTTTCTTGATTTTGTCTTACTTCGTTATCTGATGTAAATCCTTCTGTATATCTTATTGGATATGCTGTTGATGTGAAGTTACCGGATCCTATGTCTAAAAAATCGTGTCCAGTTAATCGTACTTGACTAAAGTTTTGACGTATGTTAATAAATGAATTATGCACCGGTGCTTCATTAATATCTAACGGCGGTGTAATTTGGAATTCTGCATTCAATGCAGGTTCTGTACCTTCTAAATTACTAATTTTTTGTATATAAAATTGTTTATTTAATCCTGTAAATGTTATAGCGTCACCTGGACCAGGTGCTCTAAGTAAGTTACTAACTTGGATAATACCGCCGACTGGAAATTGATCTGCAAATCCATCGCCGTCTATAGTTACACTTGTTTTAAAATATAATGATCCAGGATCTAATATACTAGGCTGTCCTAACACACCACTTGCAAGTCTTATATCATACTGTGCATCTGTTACAGACTGACTATCTGTTATTTCTGATGCAGGTGGATTTTGATAATTGCTGCCTGGATCTAAAATAAAGAATCCGTCAATTCTGTTAGATTTCACATTGGGCCTAGCAATAGCCCTTGCACCATACTCTAAGAATTGCATATTTGAAGAACTTGTATTGTTAACTAATACCCATGCACTGTAAGGACTATTACCGTCGCCGATATATTCAACATATGAAAGTGCTGACCAAGTTTGTCCTCCTATAGGTGTAATAGCTCTCCAGTTAATTGCATCTTGGCTAACATTCAAAACACCGTTATTTGCTACTGCTATCATTAAGCCGTTGTTTATGTCTATTCGCCATGAACCTACACTAATTGCATTTGGATCAGCTTCTGCACCTTTAAAATGATTACCTACACTAAACTGTAAAGGTTCATTATATACGCTTCTTGTGTATAAAGGTAAACTTGCATTTATACCGCCTATATCTCTAGCACATGCGACAAATGCATTAGATCCACCATCAAGGTCTGTTAATTCATATCCTGCTAAGGTTGATAAAATACTTCCTCCAGATAACGGACTCCAGCTGCCACCATTATCAACACTATCATATACAATACCAGTTGTATCAGCTACAACCCATCTGTTAGAGTCAACTGCTACAAAGCTAAAGCCTCCTGCTTTACCTGTATTTTGTTGCGACCAAGAAACACCGCTATCAGTGGATACAGCTACGTTTTGTGTTCCAGTTGCAGCGGCAATTAATGTAGCGTTATACCGTTTAACATCTTGGTATGGTAGATTTGGTGCTGCACTAGCTGTTGCCCAGTTAATACCGTCTGATGATTCTGCTACTTCCCCTGTAGTAGCAAACGCCATGAACTTAATACCAGTCCAGATTGCAGATTTCCAATCAGCACTTACAGGCAATGTTGTATTGACCCAGGTTTGTCCTGTTGTTGAATAAGCAACAACATTTGAACCTAATGTTGTAGCAATATTCACGTTTCCGTTAGAAGCAACAGCACCTAATTCTTTAAAACTACCAGTTGCTTGAGTAAATGAATTGTATTCAGGATCTTCTATGTCAAGATATGGTTCAATTACATAACGAGTAGTACCGTCAAGTGTTGTGCTTATAGCTTTGCCTGAAACAAATGTATTCCAACCAGTTTGTCCCCACATATTTTCTATAGTAGCAACTTTTGTACTAGGATCGTATGCACTTATTTTGCCCCATTGTCCTGCACCTAGGCCTGCCTTAATAAAAATATTCATACCAACATAACTGTTATCATCTATAGTTTCTGAAGCTGATAACGTAATACTAGTCAATCCACCAATCTGAGCGTTGTTTTCTATTCTTCTAAAATCAGCGCCGCCTATATTACTAGAATCTTCAGATTCTTTAATTCTAATTTCTGAAACACCTTTATACCTAGCATGTTGTGCTTCTAAGTTACCTGCTATACCAGAGCCCGTAATTATATACTGTGCTGATGTATATTCTTGTCCAGCATGACTATAAGACAACCCAATAATTTTTCCGGTTTCATCTGAGTAAACTTCGGCTGCCTGTGCTTCTCTAGATCTGTTATTTAAAACAGCAGTGATAGGTAGTTCTTCATCATTTACACCTTCTGCTACAGATCCAAAATCACCATACGAATTGTTACCATTTGTAGCACGTAATTTACCGCCGCCTGTTGCAAGATATCCTATATGACAATAATATGTAAACACACTAACAAGTTCTGATCTGCCTTCACCGCTTGCCCAGTAACCAATGCCGTCACTTAAGATTTGTGTAAAATCGTTTGCAACCATTGATCTATAGCCGCCGTTGTGTAGGGCTCCATCGATTTTCATTCCGGTGCATCCTGTACCAAACGATGAGCAATTTTGTACATAAGGAGATTTACTATCAATCCAAGCAGTTTGGTCGTTTGGACCTGTTCCAGGATTTAAACTTACATACGAACCTGCGGTTGGTCTTCTTGTTAGGTATTCGTTAAGATCTCCTAACGTACCATTTAATCCTTGCATAGTACAATTACGCAATCCGCTGCCATTATTCATATAAAACATATTTTCAGTTTCAAATCCAAGTGCTGGTTTAATTGCTACACTTCGTAATTCGTCTCCTACAATTGCAACATCTCTTGGAACAACAATGGGCAATTCTTCTTCAAATGTTCCAGTCTTGACGAAAAGAGTTGCAGGAGATCTAGCTGGAGCATCGGCTGCTATATGCTCACATGCATATTTAATTGTTCTAAATGGTGCTCCTTCGGAACCATTTTGTATTGTATCTGCTCCGAGCAAACTAACATAGTAAACTTTAGGTGTGGCTTGGAATGCAGACCATTCAATAGGCGGTAATGACGGAGATGTATTATCAACCTTTAACGCATTACCAGCAGTGCCGATAGAGAATGCTAAATCATCAGTGTCTCTTCTATATTTTATATCACCTACATTAACAAGAACGTTAGTAGCACTACCTAAAATAAGCACCTGCCAATAACTGTTGTCAGCATCTAGATCCGGTCGTACTAAACTACTATCGTCGCCTCTATGAGCTTGCACACAAGTATATGCTGTTCCTGCATATGTTGATACATCACCTAGTGCATATCTATTTGTAGAACTCCAAGGACCTTTCCATGCTTGTCCTCTAATTATTCTATCCCAACTTGTGCTATCATTAGTAGGTGTTACTGATGAAAAGTTGTACATGCCGCTATGATTTGCACATACAGGATAAAATTCTCCCCAATTAAATTCGGGTTCAATTCTTATTTGTCTATTATTAGCAGCTTCAAAACCGCTTATATATAATTCAGGTGTAACTTCAATATCGTCTAGTAAATATACAGGTCCTGAAAGGTAATTATAAGAGCCCTCAACATGATGCCCGTTAGCAATGGTGCTAAAGTACATTGGATGTGTATTGTTTGTAACATCTGACTGGTCAATTATATATGTGTTACCTGTTACTAAAAATAAATTAGGAGCAAGAATGTCATTGATATGATATCTGTTTGCGCTGTCTACTTCTTTAACTGTAACTGTGTATGTAATAGTTGTTGGTTCTTCAATTGGATAAGATGATGTATCTTGTGTTGCAACATATAAGTCGCCGCCATCTCGTGCTACATCACCTGTCTTATATAAAGTATCCGCAGTCCATTGTCCTCTAAAGTTGTAACTTGTTGACACTAATGTCCATTGCGCACTAGTAGTAGAAGGAATATTTCCAACATTTAAGTTAGAAGTACTTCTATAAGTATATCCACCATATAATACCATATCTCCTATTTGATATGATAATGTTTTATCATACGCTGCTTCATATCCTGTTCCAGGAATATAAAGTGTCCAATTACCTGGTGTAAATGTTGAATTGTTTACAATTGCAGTTGTAATAAATAAACTGTTATTCCATTTTATAATATCGTTAGGTAGATATAATGTGTCATTTACATAATTACCTCTATAACGTGTACTGTCTAATACAACTTCCCAGTTACTAGAATCAATAGGCAAACCTAGCAATTCGTTAGAATTAGATGTATGTCCTGTAGTACAACGGTATATTCTACCACCATATGTTATAACATCTCCTAGTACATATCTATTTCCAGTACCCCATGAAGATCTATAATTATCGGAAGAATTAATTAACGCCCATTTTTCTTGATCAGCTTCTAATCCTTCAGTAGTTGACCTTGAAGTGTGTTCTTGTATACACTGATATACAGCACCATTATATGTAACAACATCACCTACAAAATAGCTACGAGATACAGTCCAAGCTGTTCTCCAATTAGAAGTTTTAGCAATAAATGCCCATTTTTCAATATCTGCTGCAACACCGTCTGATGTTAAAGCTGCACTTGTGTGTCCTGCAATACAGCTATAAATTGTAGCGCCATATTTAATAAGTTCACTTGTTTCATATTTTGTACTAGCAGTCCAATTTCCTCTCCAGCGTTGGCCTTCTGCCATTAACACCCATCTTGGTTCTGCATTGCCATACTGATCAACTGCGTTTAGATCATCGTCGAATGAAGAAAGCGAAGATATATGTCCTATAAGACATACATAAATTTTACCACCTACGACTGCAATATCATCTTGACTAAATGAAGTGCCGTTAGCCCACGGACCTTTCCAAACGTATTTAAATCGTGATATATTAAATTCTGCCATTTTCTTTCCTAATTATACATCGTCTGAGTAAGTGTAACCTTGGTTAATTCTTACAACAAATTCTCCGTCGTCGTTAATATAATAATAAACATTTCTATCATCCCAACGGAATTGTTCGTAGTTTAAATTTCTATATACAAGGTTATGATATGTATCTCTGCCTTCAAAAAAGTCTTGTCCTGGAGTAAACCCTGGATAATCTTGACTAGGGTCATCACCAACGTTGTTTATTTGAATTCCATCTGTAACATTCAGTTGGTCAACCTTTGCAAAATATAAATATCCATCTGGATCTCTTCTTAAACCATAGAAGTATCTTGCACCTCCTAAGGAATCTGCAAGCATTCCTGCATCATTACCTACATAAAAATCAGCCATGTCAATCTCCTATATTGTATTTATCAGATAGCATTATTTGGATAAGAATACCCTGCACCCCAAATAACACGTACTATTCCTCTACTACCGGCTGCACCTATGTCATTAGGTATACCTGTACTATTGCCTCCTGACGATCCGCCACCGCCACCGCCAAACTCGCCACCAGTTCCAGTACCATTGGCGCCGCCTGACCCTCCTGATCCATTTTTGTCAGAAGTATATGAACTAGATGCGCCTTGTGAACCAGCATTACCACTAACACCTACACCGTTGACTCCTACTCCGCCGCCTCCACCGCCGGTTGTAGGATCATAATAGCCTTGTCCGTATGAAGTGTAATAAAAGTTAGCAGATTCGTGAGCTCCGCCGCCACCTCCACCTGAACCGTTTCCTGGATTAGAAGTTACTCTGCCTGCGCCAGATCCACCAGATCCTTGATAACCTCCAGCACCACCGCCACCACCGCCACGTTGCCCGTCAGTATGACCTCCGATTCCGCCGTCGCCGCCTCCGGTGTTTCCAGCAGCAGTTGTTGTAGCATCGTACACTCTATTACTTCCTCCTGCTCCACCGTTATCTGTATTACCTCCTGTGCTATTGGCAAAGGGTGTAAATGTTGCCCATGTTTGCTTACCGCCACCACCGCCACCGGCTGCTAAAAGTTTTGTACTACTTCGTCTAATATTACTTTCACCTCCGTTGCCGCCATTTTCTTGAATTGCTGTACCTGCGCTGCCACCCGCTCCTACAGTGATTGATAAAGTTTCACCTGCTGTCACTGGAATACTTTCTGCCCAAGCAACTGCACCTCCACCACCGCCTCCACCGGATCCTGTGTTAGTAATATCTACCGAACCCTGTGTTTGAGGATAAGGATTAGTGCCTGAAACCATATGTCCGGCTCCGCCACCACCACCACCGATTACTACTGCACTAATACTACTAACACCGCCGGGAACTACCCATTCTTGATTTGATGTAAATGACTTTGTACCTGTCGACGGAGTTTCACTAGTATCGTTTATTGTAATGTTATTTGAATCAAACACATTTCCGTCTGGATCAGTTATTGTAATTTTAAAACTTTCAACACCTTCGGAAATATTATCGTTTGATATAGGAAATTGCAATGCTGAACTAAATCCGTAATATGCAGCATTTACTTGCGGAGTAAATGTACCCGAAATAGCTGTAATGAAATCACCTGAATCTATATTTGTACCCGACACTGCATATGAATGTGTGCCCTGTGAAGCACAATCTATATTAGCAGTAACAACCGTACCTTCGTCGTATACTAAAGTAGGTATTCTAAATTCAACAGTAGGTTTAATAGTTAATTCGTCAGTTGTATGAACTGTATTACCTAGTCCATCTAGGATACTTATACTAAATTTATTTTCTATTGTTTCAGAATCTGCTGTAGTCAAAATAGTAAATGATCCAGAATTTTCTTGAATATAAAATGGTTCTGTGCGAATCGATTCATCTACCATGTTTAATTGTCCGCCCATATCTAAGTGCGCACTACATTGATAATATAATCTATTAGGAGCATTTAATGGAACAGTAAATTCACAAACACCTGATGTAACACCTTGACCAGTTACTCCAGTAGGGTATGTATTTACGTTGCCTGCAACAGCATCAGTCTTAATATAAAAAGGATGTCCAGGAGCGTTGACACTAAATCTATATGTACGCCCTCTTATTAATGTTAAATTAGGGTTATTAAAATTTAAAAGTCCGTTTCCGGTAAATGTATAATAATCTGTTAAAGTATTAACAATATTAAATGATATTGGAGAAGAAGTATCGCTTGTAAAATCAAAATTGTTAGTAGAATTATGATTTATATAATACTTATATGCACTACCATCTAATACACTTTGTGTAGAAACTGTTGCAGTTATAGATTGGCCGCCTCTTACAATCTCATTATCAAATGTTACATCGATAGTAGGTTCATCATCGTCTTCAATTAATGTTAGTGTTATACTATTGTTACCTTCTATTTCATATAACAGACTAGGATTATATATAGTAAATGTAGCCGTTGCATCACCTATATAAATTTCTGACAATTGAGTAGGAATTGAAATAGATAAATCAGTTTCTCCAGATTGCCAGGCAGATACTCCACTAGTACCGACAAATCTCGAATCAGCATTTGTTAATGTCCAAGCAATAGTAGGTCTGTCTGATAAGGAACTAATTCCATCTACTAAGTGTTCTCGCTGTAGTAATACAGTAAATGTGTTTCCTTCATCGACAGAAACGTTAGGCGTTGATATTGATATTGTTTTCACTTCCTCTATAGTATCATTAATTCTTATTGTGCTTGTATTATTGGCATCATCGATTACATAATTGCTTGTAGCATTTAAAATTCTAATTGTGTTAAATGTAGAAGTTTGTAATCCTGGTGTAGATTGGACAGGAATATTTATATCGTTAGTTAATGCAGTTCCTGCAATACTTACAGTGCCGCTTGTTAAGGATACCCTGTCATCGTTTAATGCTGTACCAAACCCCCAAGATATTACAGTAGTATCGTCTGGAGTGCTATCTGCACCGTTTCTTTTATATACTCTAGATAATGTAACGCTACCTGTTTCGCCCTCTGTAAAAATCGCACTACTAGCAATTCTTACAAGTTTATATAAATTGTTTATTGTAATTAGTGAATTACCTGTAATAGTATATCTTGCATCTGAAACAGAGTCAATTTCTATTATATTTGTACTACTAGGTGCTTGAGTATTATTAGGAGCTATACTAAGGTTAATTGTAGCTTCGGTTTCGCCTGCGGGTATAATTGTAGATCCTGAAGTTGTGTTCCATCTGTCATCTGGATCGTCACCTACATTTTCTCCCCTAATACTCCAAAATACAGTAATAGGTAGCCCTAAGTCAGATGTGCCATTTCTTATAGAAGTACGTAGTAATTTAACAGATATAGTTTCTCCTTCGTCAATATTATATGTTGGAGATAGCCATCCTACTTCTCTTATAGGAGGATTAGGATTAGTCTGTATACCTAAGGTTGTTGTATTGGTTGAGACTGTATAGTTATCCGTTGACGCAGTTAAATTAAATGTAAAAGTTCCAGTGTTAGAACCAGCAATATCACTAATTGCATCATCCAAGACCGGAATAACAATATTTTGTACATTAGATCCTGATTCAAATTGCGATTCTCTATCAACATTAATTGCATCAGTATCAACAGTAGTAGGAATTGTACCTGTAAGTTTATAAGATATAATAGGAGTGTCTTCGTTAAAATTTAATGTTGTTCCATCTTCGACTTCGTATACATCATCGTTATGCTGAGGAGTTTGTATTGTTTGTCCTTCATATTCTCTACCACCTCCCCAAATTATTCTAACTGCTCCGTCACCTCCACTTGGTCCTGGAAAACATTGATCAACATCGGTTCCTGGCCATTCATACCCTGAAGCACCGTGTCCAAACCAACCAGTGCTAGGGGAAATGTTTGCGCCGTATTTTTTATATACTAATGCACCTGTTGATCCGTTTGAACCTTTATACCCATTTACATTATTTCCGCCTATACTTTGTTGGCAAACTTGCCAAAGTCCGGTACCACCGCCGCATTGTCTGTATCCACCTGCACCGCCTCCACCGGATCCATCAAGTCCGTAAGGCGCAGTGCCACTTCTTGGTCCGCCAGCACCACCAGTACCACTGTAGCCTGCTGTGCCACCGCCACCGCCTGGCCAGCCTTCAACTATAGCACCATTTGAATCAGTTGCTCTCTCAGTTCCTCCACCGGATCCTCCGTTGCCGCCGCCACTATTAGATAATGCACTATCTACAATGTATTGGCCGCCTGTAGATAAAGGTTCATAGTTATTCAAACCTGAAGTACTACCGCCACCACCGCCACATGCTGCCATAAATTGACAATTATTTCCCATATGGCATATTCTACTAGGTTGTCCGGATAATCCTGCATCTCCTGTTTGTCCTACTCCTCCTTCTCCTACTTCTATTTTTATACTGTCTCCAGAAGTTACTGATGCTGTTCCCCAAGCAAGTCCTGCCCCTGCGCCGCCCTTGCCCCAAAACGCTCCTAATTGAGTTCCATAGGCACCGCCACCGGCTCCTCCTCCTCCAATAGCTACCATACTAATTTCAGTTACACCGCTTGGTACATTCCATGTATATGTACCGGGAGAAGTGTATGCAACCTGTCCTTGAGCTTGTAAGTTGTTTACTTCGAATGTCCTTAATATAGGAATATTAAAAGATTGTGCAGCATTATCTAATACAACAAGTGTTGCATTTGGTTGATCAATACTAACTGTCTTGTTATATGTTACTGCTCCTACAGGCAGGCTACGAATTTCAAATCGTCTGCTATAAGCATACACATCTGCATTAACAGTAGCTTTTAATTTGTATACAGTATTTTGGTAATCATCATCTGTTTCGATTTTTAAAACAGTTAGATTGTCTCCAGATTCAGTTGTGCCGTAATCTTCAAAAGTAAATGCAGGAACATTTACTAAATTAGATGCTGTATCTTGTTCAATAGTATAAGTTACTGATTTCCTATTTGATATAATCCCTACTCTTACTATAGAGTTATTAGGTACTATAATTTCTGATAATTGAGTTTCAAATTCAATAGAACCTGATGTTCCACTTGCAGAAAGGATACCAACTATACCTATATCAGACATATTTTTTCCTAACTAAAATTCTGTCCAGCGACAAATCCATAAAAGACTGTGCCGCCATCAACAGATAATAATGTAATGATATCTTTACCACTTGTTGTTAATGTCGGAGGCGATCCTTGCGACCAAATTATTTGTCCAGGCCATGTTATGTCATATGTACCACTGTTTGTTATAACTAATGTAATTGTAGAACCAGCGGCTGCTGCATTACTTAAAGTTAAATTTGTAACATTACTGTTTAAATCTAACGCAAATACATTAGATGCTGCTAGGTCTAATTCAAGTGATCCTCCTAAAGATCCTAAATTAAGTGCAGGTTCATTACCGGCTCCTTTGACTTTAATGTACCCTTTCATATTAGATCTAACTTCACTTTGATATACATATGTTCCTGCTGCATCAACCGGAATCTTCCAATACAAAGAACCACTGGTCTTACCTTGTGCTGATATTCCTACTGCCTGCGTTCCATCATCAGAAACATGTACTAGACCATCATTATAATCATTACCATTATAATCTTGTATCCGAACTGCATCACCGGTTGTGTCTAAATCTAACCTCATAATAGTTCCAGCAAATGCTGACAACATAGGATTATTACCATTGTTAGGATCTTCGGCAACTTTATAGTTAGCACTTTGTGTTGATAGCGTATACGAACTGGCAGCAGAAAACGCAATTTGTCTATATTTTAAATCTGTGTTAGCAAAAAATGTTCCGTCATAAAATATTAAATCGCCTGCTGTTAGATCAGTAAGTCCTACATCAGTTAAAGTAACAAATGAAGTTGAACCACCGCCACTTCCGCTACTACCGCCCAGTGATGTTGCTTTCCACAAGTTTTTTTCTAATACATAAGTATATAATGTATTAGATGCAATAAATTCCTGTCCATCTGATGGGCTATTTGGAAAGTTTATTTGAGCCATATGTTATTCTCCTAACTATATTTATTGAATTATCAGTAATGTATCAGTAGTCGTTGAAAATGTTGTTGTAGGTACTGTTGGTGATCCATTATAAATTAAACCTTTGCTTACCCTAACAGGTCCATAACGACCGACATATCTGTTAGTAACAAAAGGCCACCACGCAAAAGTAATTGCTCCAAAAGAGCTTATGTGACCAGATGTATTATTTTGCCACGTACGAGTGCCTCCGTTTCCTGTTGCATTCAGCCACCATCGAGCTACCATTGGTCCATTTGAACTAGTTGAAAGTTCTACTGTTAACAATCCCCACGTATTCTGAGCTAAGGTGCCTGCACTTGAACCAATTGAACCACTTGGACTACCTGACGCTCCTCTATATCTCCATTGCATAGCACCATTAGTCATATAATCAACACCATGATACATTGAGTTTGCTGGGTCACTTACTCCAAATATTGTATCGCCTTGGGCAACAGTGTTTACCCACATTTCAACAGTTATTTGTGTTTGTTGCCCGTACTGCGATTGAAGACTATACTGAGGTCCGCCACTTTGACTACCGTTAGCACCAAAACTTAGATTACTAAATTTTTTTGGATTACTTGTACGATAAAATCCTGAAGGTAAATTCATAGTTGACACTGACACAATATTAGCTGATACATTCACATTGTTAATAGTTATTGCACTTGTTGTATCGACTACAGTGCCACTTGTACTTACAGTTCTAATTTGTACTTGGAATGTTTCCGAATTTTCAACTACACCATCTATAATAGGTGTAACTGTAAATGATCCGGCATTACTTGTAATTGTAAAGCTACCACTAGATGTACTAAAGTCGCTTGCCGTAGTTACTGTCCAATATAGTGTGGTTGCATCTGGAACAGCAGTTGTTGCTACATTAATTGTTACTGAGTTACCTTCACTGACTGAAAATGTTGATGGTGTTGCTGTGTAAGTCGGAACTGCCGGCGGTACATACGTAGTTTCATAACCGTTTGAATCTGCTAATGCTACATTAGTTGAAGGGAATGCTCTTGCTGGTCCCCAAATAAGTCTTACTGCACCTTTACCAGCAGTTGTATTTTCTAAACCAGGATATGAAGGTATATACGAGGCACTAGTTCTTTGATATACAACACCGGCACCACCGCCATAATCTCCGCCGTTTGCTTGCTGATTGTTGATTCCTCCACGAGTTCCGTCCTCTCCTCCAGATCCGCCTTTACCTGCGTATAAAGTAGTACTATTTGTTGCAGCACCTCCTGCGCCATTTGCACCCTGACCATATACTCCTACACCGCCACCTCCGGTGGTAGGTATTATCCCAGTAAAATTAATATTTCCTGAGCTATAATGGGCGCCACCGCCACCGCCACCGCCGCTTCCTGCATCACCAGCATCTAGAACTACAGTACTAGATCCGCCCGAGTGTCTGCCTGCATCACCGCCGGTTCCACTATAGCCACCTGCTCCGCCTCCTGATTTTGACGATGTTACATATCCGCCACCTGCGCCTCCATAACCTCCTGCGCCACCACCATCTCCTACCACTTCACTACCAGTCCGTGCAATAGCCGCGCTAGTACTGTCTCCACCTTTTGCTCTAACAGTGGATGTACTTACAAAATAACTACTTCCAGACTGGGTCGCAGGTTGGCCTTGTGAGGTCATTGTTGCGCCAGCGCCTACAAAAACAGTGTAATCTTCTCCAGGTATAACAGGTATAGAATTTTTATAAGCTAGAGCGCCTCCTTCGCCGCCGTATAACCCCCAGTCAGCTGTACCACCGCCGCCGATTACCACTGCACTAACACTAGTTACACCAACAGGTGCAGTCCATGTATACATACCAGGAATATCATATAGTATACCCCCGATTGGTGATGTAGTAGTAATTGAATTAGACATTGCTCCATGGAATTGACAAATATAATAGAAAGTATCCGCTGTATGTACAGTCCATCGAATTGTTCCGCTAGATGTACCATTATTTGGTATTTCGTCTCCGTCGATAATAATTTTATTGCTCGTACCAGTATTTGCTACTGTTTTAAGAAAAAACGGATGTCCTGGACTATTAACTATAAAATCTACAACATCATTTACATAAAATTCTAAAGTTGGATTTTGTCCACTAACTACTCCGTTTCGATCAGTACCAGACAATGTATAAGACGATGCACTAGAAGCAGATACATTGATTGTGTAATCAGGATCTGTGTTATCTACTACATCAAGACTAGTATCAGAAATAGTAAACTCAGCTGAAGTAGCATTAGTAGGATTTCCTAACGAGTCAGTGGCATCTAAAGAAAAAGTTGCTATATCAACACCATCAGTTGATAAATCAGCTTTTGCTACTAATGTTACAGTTGCAATGCTATTATATATAACAGCAGTTCCTTGAAAAGATCCTCCTGTAACATCAGAAACACTAATTCCTTCCCATAAATACCCAACTGATGTGCCATCTGATACTCCAGTTGTAGTTATGGTAACAGTCATAGTGTCGCCTTCGTCTACTGCGCCGCCAATTGGAGATTTAATTAAAGTGTAGGTAGGAGTACCTGCATAATAACTATTTTCATATATTTTTTTCCAACCGCTATTTGCCGTTTTTAGAATATAGAATGCATCTTCGCTAGTAATCCATGCTATTGTTCCTATGTCAATTCCCGAATTCGGTATTGCATTTAAATTAGCAAATGTAAGGACATTTTCTTGTGATAAAGATTTTTTTCTTGAATATTTTGCCATTATGAATAGTCCTGTTCTTGCACAATACTATCTGTATCTGCTGCATTGATTGCAGGGAAGCTACGACTATCTCCCCACATTATTCTAACAGCTCCGTCTGCTCCATTTTGTCCAAAACCTGCTGCTGTATTAGTAGTTACGGCTGTGCCGCTGCCGCCACCACCTGGAAATCCACCTGTTCCTGTATCTCCATCGCCTGCACCTGAACCACCACCGCCACCGCTTTGGAGTACCGGAAGTCCGTCCGATCCTAGGCCATTAATTCCTACACCACCGCCTCCAGATAATCCTGGTGATGAAATAGCTTCACTGCCGCCAGCGCCGCCGCCACCTACACCTGCTGTCCCATTTTGACCATTTGCTGGAAGATCTTGAATAAACGACGAACTTCCACCTGTGCCACCAAGGCCGCCGTAGCCACCTGCTCCGCCACCGCCGCCACCTGTACTTCCAATACTTGTTGCTCCGCTGCCGCCATCACCTCCAGAATATGCTGAATTTAGTCCAGCAACTCCGCCGCCTGCACCAGCAGTACCAAACGATCCGCCTTGACCACCTGATGCTTCTATCAGTACTTGTCCGTTTCCAGTTTTTGAAATTCTAGTGAATCCACCGTTAGCACCTGGAAAGTTTCTTACACCTCCGCTGCCTCCAGCACCAACTGTAATTGTTAGTGATGAACCATCATTTGCAACATTATTAGCATAAGATAGTGTACCACCACCTCCACCTGCACCAGATGTGTTAGTTGAAGATTGCATACCAGAACCACCGCCACCTGCTCCTATACAAACAATATGTATCAATCCAGGAGTTCCTTGAGGAGGAACCCATGTATATACTCCTGGTTTAACCCAAATTGCTCCGCTATCTGCTGCGGTAGTAACTGTTTGTGAAAGCAATAATAATACATCTTTTGAAATACTATTAATTCCGTCACTAGCGGTTACTCTGATAAGTTTTTCACAAGTTTCTGTTGTTGTAATAGGTGTAATGACTAATACACCTGTATCATCATCAAATGTTAACGAATCAACTGGATCTGTACCTGTGTTATCACTAGTAAATGTCGGATAAGATAATTCGTAATTTATTAAGGCGCCTTCAGGGTCTGTTGCACCAAAATCTAAAGTTGTAGTAACACCGGCTTGTTCTAAAAATACTGTTGCATCTATTCGGTTATTCCATATGGGTGGCAGGTTTTCAGTTTGTATATATCCCCATTCGTCGCCGTCCCATAAAAATACTTCACCAGCAATAAAAGACTTACTTCCGTTTGGCACACCAATACTAGGTAATGCATTTGTATATTCTTTTTGATATCCTTTGTTAGCTCTATAACTACCCATTAACTGTTCCCCCATGCAAACCGTATAGCACCTTGAGTTCCACTGCTAGTATCTTTACCTAGAAACCATTTATAATAATAGCTTGTACCGCTACTGATAATAGTTTGATTACGTATACGTCCACCTACACCACCTCCGGCGCCGCCGCCGTATGCATTACCTGTTGCTGTCCCGCCATTAGTGCCGTTACCAGCAAGAGTATAGTTATAACTTCCACTATATAATGGTGGTGCATTAGTGCCATTATTTCCAGTTACTGCGCCACCATATAAATGCATGCCGCCTCCTTGACCACCATTTGCTTGTTTACTGTAGTTGTATCCGCCATTACTTCTATAGAAGTCGCCACGCCCTCTACCGCCCATGCCTCCACGGCCTGCGCCGCCTCCGCCACCAGGAAATGTTCCTGAATTACCTGATTGTCCAACGTTACCTGTTTTACCATTAACTATTTCATGGCTGTCGGCAAGTGTAGCAACAGAGCTGTGTACAGATCCAACTCCCCCGTTACCGCCTGTAATAATTCTACCTATGCCGCCGCCGCCTGCTGTTGCTACAGTAACGGTATTATGCACTATATAACTAGCCTGTCCACTAGTTGGATCTAGTATTGAGCCAGATTGTGGATAGTAGGTGAGTCCTGTACCACTATTCGTACTAACTATTTCAAAAGGACTGTTAGCATAATTTATACCAGCAGTACCACCTGCGCCTACATAAACAGAAATAGCATCTCCAGGTGTAACTGGCCAGCCTAATACTGAAACATAAGCACCACCGCCTCCGCCACCAGATGATCCGTTACTAAATTCTCCTGCTTCAGCTGAACCGCCACCACCGACTGCATAAATTTTTACACTTGTTACTCCTGCCGGAACTGTAAATGTTCCATTTTCTGTAAATAGTTGGTCACCTGAAACAATTGCACTTGTATCGTTTATTGTAACAGATATATTATCACCACCGTTATTGAGAGTCAATAAAAATGTTTCACTACCTTCATCTACACTAGAATCTTCTTTAATATTGAATGATTTTTGAGAAGCACCAACTGCATCTATTGTAAACGATCCTGTTAAAGAAGTTTCTCCTGGTGCTTCTAAATCTGTTGCTTGTATTCCAGTTATTGTATATGGTAATAAAGTTCCTGTAGGAACATTTACAGTGTTAAGTGTAATAGTAAATGAATCTCCTTCGTCCACTGTTGCTTGGCTACGAGAAAGTGTATATTCAGCAACAGGTGTTGTGCTTGTATCTCCTATTGTAACACTAGTACTATCTGCACCATTATCTAAACTAAAAATCAGTGTTTCGCCGCCTTCAGTTGTTAAATCTTCTGCTACAGTATAAGCCACAGATGCTGTATTATCAACAATAGTAAATGAGCCCGTTAACGATGCTCCACTTAAATCTGCACTAGATACTGTTCCTGTTATTGTATAGCCTAAAGTTGTATTATCAGGAATATTAGTAGTAGTTAAATTAATAGTTAGTGTATCACCTTCGTCAACTACATTGCTTACAGCTGATACATTATAAGTTTGAATAAACAAACTAGCCGGTGGATCTAATAAATTTGCTTCGACCCAAAAATTTCCGTTCCATATATAAACATCGTCGCCTACTATATATCTATCACCTATAGCATTATCACTTAAAGGCAACGCTTCTTTTGTAGGTTTAACTGAAATTTCAAAGTATTTTTCTTCACTGTAACGACTCATTATCTATCTTTCAGTATCCAACCGTTCACTGAGCTATGAAATATTAACCCCAAACTTGCTCTGTTTACATCAACAATTAAATCTTCTGCTTCTCCTTGAATAGGAGCAGTTGAAGTTATCGTACATGCGTTTGTTGCAAAATTTCCTTTTATATCTACTATCCTTACTTCTTCCCCTTTTGTTGGTCCTGCTGGTAAATCTACAGTTACTGGTCCTGCTGTTGTATCTACAAATATCATATCGTATGAAGATGCAGCGTAAGGACTTTGTGTAGAGTTTATATCAATAGGCTCAAGAACATCAGCAGATTGACTACTACCAGCAGTAAATGTTAATCCAGTACCTGTTGAATTAACTGTTACAAATGCGTTTTCATTTCCAACAAAACTGTTAGGGGTATCTGACATTCCTATAAATGTTGTAATACCTGCTTGTACATCGCCGTTAAACTGTTCAATAACATTACCACCGTTAGATTGAACCCATACTCCCTCTGTAGCAAACCAAACAGCTAAAATTCCTAATTCACTATCATACCACAAATCACCAGCTGCTGGATTAGATGGTGCTGTTGTGCTAACTGTAACACTTGCTCCGCCTCCGCCGCCAGAACCACTTCCTGAAATTGTTAAAACATTTCCAGATACTGATGTTGCTATTCCACCGGATCCTACAATTCCTAAGGTTGTATTACCTCCACTAGCTACTCCGGTTCCGCTATCTGATTGAACAGCATTAAATGCAATTGCACTAGACGAACTTGGTACAAAATTTACTCCGTTATATGCTAAAATTTGTCCTGAAGATGCTCCTGATAAATTAATTTGTACACTATTGCCGTTACCCAATGCATTATATAATTCTGTAAAATTACTATTAACTTTACCTGCACCATCTCTTAAGCTATCACCTGTACCGTCATTAGCGCCAGCACCTGTGTTTATTGTTTGTTTTGCCATTACTGCGGCTCCTTGTTATCGAATCTTATGTCTTGGTTATCCAACTAAACTGTATTATTATCCAATGCTGGGTATACACCAAAACGTCTATAATCTTTTTGTATTGGATTAATAGGTACGTCAGGAACAATTACAGTTCCCTCGTCAATGCCTTGGTTAACTCTTAATGTAAGTTCGCCATTATCGTCAACATAGTAAGAATAGTTACCGTCATCAAATTTGTATTGTTGATAAATTAGACTAGGGTAACGCTCCGCATGATTTATATCATTGCCTTCGAAAAAGTCTACACCTGGTATGAAATAAGGAAAGTCAAATGCCGGATCATCACCAATTTCATTCACTAGTACTCCGTCAGTACTATCAAATGCATCAACTTTACATAATATTAATTCTTCACCGTCTGATCGCATACCATAAAAGAAACGTTGACTACGAGTTTGTTTTGCTTTTTTCCTAGGTGTTTCACCTACATAATAAACTGAGTCTAATTTCTTTAGTGACATTAGAGTATTTCCACATAACTTACTATTGCATCTACACTGTTTTCTAGATTACTTTTTACCTTTAATTGATTATCGTTACCTAGTATTAACTTTTCTCCTCCTGCAATTAGTCTCAAACTACTGTTAGGAGGTAACATAACTTCTTTAATAAAATATCCTTCAACGTCTAATTCATTTGTTACAGTTACATCAATGAATAAGTTACTTTCGGAAACGTTTGCTAGACTAATACCTACTACAGTAAGTTTACTATTGTTTGTATTGTCTACCATTGTTACTGGTGTAGAACCTATATTTTTTTGTATACTATTTCTAAAATAATTTGCCATTTCTTTATCCCATAATTAACGCTGCCATAAACGATGCGTCTTCAGCGTCTGCTACACTTATACCTGAACTTGAAGATGCTGCTACTGGTAACCATTTTCCTTGTATAGAATCCCAACGTAGATAGTCTCCGTTTTGAACTCCGGTAGTGTCTATATCACCAATTTGATCTAATATAATATCAATACTAGCACCATCAACTGTGCCAGGTTCCCAAGTAAGTGTAAAATTGTTCCAAACTAACGCTTGACCGTTTGTTGCACCTGCTTGATCTAATTTTGATGTATTTAGAACACTATTTACACCATCAACTAACAGGGTTGAGTCATCACCAAATATACTACCTGTAACATCACCGTCAAACCCGCCGCCAGTTGCACTAATATAACCTGCATCATTTGTAAAATGACTTACATTTGTAGGAGCACCGTTTAGATCTGCATAGTTACCTGTTAACCCAACTTGTGCAATACTCGGAGTACCTGATATATTACTATATGTTATTTGCTTAAATGTAACATCACCGCTACCATCAGTGCCTAAAAACTCTCCGTTATTACCGTCTGCTGTAGGCAATGTATACGATTCGTTAATTTCTATTGCACCGTCATTACCTCGTATTCTTAAACGTTCTTGTAATAAGTTTGTAACATTGTTACTTGCTTGTCCTTGCGACCCTGTTTTGAAAACAATAGCACCGCTACTAGCTGTACCGGTTGATGTTCCTGCAATAACTTCAATTGTACTACCTGATATATTTGTGCCAACGCCATTTGCTGATGATATAGCTCTTGTTGCTCCGCCTGTGGCATCAGTTGCTGCTCTTCCTAGAGTAATATTACTTTCAACAAAGAAATCATCATGATTTTCTAATCTAAAGAAATCTGAGCCAATTTCTAGTTGCGGAACATTAGCACTATTTGAATATTTAAGTGCAACGCCTTGAGAGTATATTTCGTTTTGTACAGTGATGCTATTGTTAACCACAATTGCACTTGACGTTGTATTCCCTCTACCTGTAACTGTGCCAAATGTGTCTGCTTCAGCAGTAAGATATCCACTTGCGTTATTAAAGCTAATTACACCTGTAGCTTGATCAAAACTTATATCACCAGTGCCAGAAATATCTGTCAATGCCAAGAAAGACAAATCATTATTTAAATCACTTAGATTAACAGGAAAGTTATTATAACTTGATCCATCGTTTGTGTATTGCCATTTGTCTGAAGTTTCGTTCCAACGTATTGCTACAGTACTACTTCCGCCTCTAAGGACTTCAATACCTGCATTTTCAGTAGGAGTTCCTGTTGTAAAATCGCTATTGAGTGTGATAATATTATCAGCAAGATTAATTGTAGTGCTGTTAACAGTTGTTGTTGTGCCAGATACAATCAAGTTACCGTTAACTGTCATATCGTTTACAGCAATATTATTTGTTGTAGTTGCATTTCTACTTGTTACACTATGTAATGTATCCGTTTCTGTAATATTAGCACTTGTAATAAATCCGCTAGTGTTATTGAAACTTATTTGTCCAGTTCCTGAATCATACGTAATATCTCCAGTACCACTAAGTAATCCACGTATGGTTGCATCTGTTCTTTCAGTGTAAGATATAACACCTGTAGCACTATCATAACTTAGATCGCCACTTGCACTAATTAAGCCACGTATTGTTGCATCTGATCGTTCACTGAACGACATTACACCAGTAGCATTGTCATAACTTAGATCGCCACTTGCACTGATTAATCCACGTATAGTTGCATCAGTACGTTCAGTAAATGACATAATACCAGTACTATTGTCATAACTTAGATCGCCACCTGCACTAATACCTGTTCGTGTAATAAATCCAGCAGTGTTTGTTAAATCACCTGTATCAACAGCAATAACTTGATAGTTAGCACCATCGTTTGTAAATTCCCATTCGTCATTAGTTTCGTTCCAGCGAATAGCAACAGCAGACGACACACCTCTGTTTACAGATACGCCTGCATTTTCTGTTGGTGTTCCTGTAACGTCACTGTTTAATGTTATTATGTTATCTGCAACATCAAGTGTAGCTGTATTGATAGTTGTTGTAGTTCCGCTAACTGTTAAGTCTCCACTTACTATTAATCCGCCTACGGTAAGATTGTTAGTAGTAGTTGCGCCTCTATCTGTAACACTGTCTAGTGTGTCAGTTTCTGTATAGTCAGTTATAAATCCACTATTATTACTAAAGCTAATAACACCTGTTGAATTGTCATATCCAATATCCCCAGTGCCGCTAATTAATCCACGTATTGTTGCATCTGATCTTTCGCTATAAGATATAACACCTGTGCTGCTATCGTAACTTAAATCACCTCCGGCACTTATTAATCCGCGTATTGTTGCATCTGTTCGTTCAGTAAACGATATAACACCTGTAGCACTATCATAACTAATGTCACCGCTTGCACTTAATGCAGATCTTGCTCTACCTTGAGTAAAATATAAATTCGATCCTGATTCAGATATGTCACCAGTGCCTAAAACAACAGCACCGGTTTTTGTGTTTACACTAGTTACAGGTGAAGCCGATTGTGTGAAGCTAATAACACCAGTACTGCTATCGTAACTTAAATCACCTGATGCACTAATTAATCCACGTATTGTTGCATCAGTTCTTTCTGTGTAACTAAACACACCTGTAGAATTATCATAACTTAAACTTCCACTAGCACTAAACAATGCTCTAATATCTGAGTCTGAACTTGACGCAGGAGTATCAGTTAGGTCATTATAACTTCCTGAAGTTGCTACTGTAGCTAAAGTCGGAGTTCCGGATATAGCTGAATATGCAATTTGTCCAAAAGAGGTACTACCCGACCCGTCTGTAACAAGTGCTTGGCCAGTTGTACCGTCACTTGTTGGTAATGCATAAGCAGCGTTAATAGTAATTTTTCCATCACTACCACTTATTTTAAATCTTTCAGATAGAGCATTTGTTGATGATCCTGATGAACCTGTGCTACCTGTTTTTAAAATAATGTTACCACCGGCGCCTGAACCAGTTGAGCTACCTGCTTCAATATTTAAATTGTTACCTGCAATATTTGTACCTAATGCATTTGCTGTTGCTATCTTTTTTGTATCACCACCTGAAGTATTTTGCTGTGAATTTGCTAACCAAAGATCACCGTCTGAGTATAATTGGTTAATGTAATTTAATTGCACATATCCGTTAACCATTGATAGGTTAGTTTTGTTAGCACCTGATTCAGTTTGTAGCGCAATACCATTAGTAAATATTTCATTAGTAATTGTTAGCGCACCTGTCATTGCTACAGTATTGTTAAACGCAACATGGTTATCTGTACTATTACCTCTATCAGTTACTGATTGTAAAGTGTCAGTTTCTGATGTAAGAAATCCTGTACCATTATTAAACGAAATAACACCAGTACTACTATCGTAATTAATATCGCCAGTTGCACTTATGCCGGATCTAGAAATAAATGCCGAGTCATTATTAAATATGCTGATATTAGCGCCCGATAACGCAACATTAGTTCCGCCTACTGTTAATCCGCCAAATTCTGCACTATTTGAAGTAGATGACCCTCTACCTGTTACATCATCTAATGTATCAACCTCTGTATATTCAGTTAAGTAACCACTACTATTATTGAAACTGATTACACCAGTGCTATTATCATAACTAATGTCACCAGTAGCACTTATTCCTGAGCGTGTAATAAAACCTGTACCGCTATTATCAATAGAAATTTCACCAGTACCGCTATTATACGAAATACCTGTACCACCGCTTAAACTACTTAAACTAATATAGTTAGAATCATTATTTAATTCTGATACAGCAGTTGCAATATTTTGATAGGTACTACCATCATTTGTAAATTCCCATTTACCGTTTGATTCGTTCCAGCGCAATGTAACGTTTGCTGATGTGCCTCTTTCAACTTCAATACCTGCATTTTCAGTAGGTGAACCTGACACATCACTGTTTAGTGTCATAATATTGTCTGCTATGTTTAATGTAGCAGTATTAATTGTAGTTGTTGTTCCGCTTACTGTAAGATTTCCAGTAACAGTCATATCACCAACTTGAATATTATTAGAAGTTGTAGCACCTCTACCTGTTACACTATCTAGTGTATCAACCTCAGTATATTCTGTAAGGTAACCGCTTGTATTAGAAAAACTTATAACACCGGTGCTATTATCGTAACCTATATCACCTGTACCACTTATTAGACCACGCACTTCTGCATCGGTGCGTTCAGTAAAGCTAACAACACCTGTACTGCTATTATATGATAAATCTCCTCCAGCACTTATAAGACCACGCACTTCTCCGTCAGTGCGTTCGGTAAAACTAAATGTACCAGTTGCATTATTATATGACAAATCGCCAGTTACGCTTAAATCTGATAATGTAATAAAATTAGAATCGTTAGTAAAGTCACTTAAATTACTAGGAGTTGTATAACTAATTACACCTGTTGCATTATTGTATGCAAGATCACCTGCTACACTAATAGAAGTTCTTGCTCTAGCTTGTGTAAAATATTGATTTGTTGAACCTTCTGATAAATCATCAGTATCTTTTGCAGCAAAGTTTGTATCAAAATCTGTTGCTGTGTAAGGATCTGCAGGTTCCCAATATTGGTTTGCATTGTCCCAAATAAGTATTTGTCCGTCTGTTGCAGAACTTGTATAATTTACATCTGATAAATCATCTAATGTTGCTGCGGCAATTCTTGCATCAGCGTCAGCATCTTTATATGTAGTAACGCTAATTACACCTGTACTATTATCGTATGATGCATCACCGCTTGCACTAATTAATCCACGTACTTCAGCATCAGTACGTTCTGTAAAACTAAATTCACCGCTAGAATTGTTATATGATAAATCTCCTCCAGCACTTAGGTCAGCAAGTTTTATATAACCTGCATTATTTGTTAAGTCTCCTAAATCATCAGGAGCAGTGTAGCTTATGACACCTGTGCTATTATCATAGCTTAGATCACCTGCTGCACTAATTAAGCCACGTACTTCTGCATCTGTTCTTTCAGTAAATGATATAACGCCAGTTGAACTATCATAACTTACATCGCCTAATGCACTTATTGCCGAACGTGCTCTAGTATTTGTAAAATATAAATTACTGCCTTCAGACAAATCTGTTGTTGATTTAAGGCCAAACGCAGTATTAAATCTTGCTTGGGTATAATAAAGATTATTGCTACCTTCAGATAGATCATCTGTAGTAACACCACTAAGATCTAACTCAGCCCCCAATTGTAAATCAATACGTGCATCTACTCTAGCATCTGTATAGTATAAGTTTGTACCTTCACTTAGGTCAGTTGTACTATGATTGCTTATGTCGCTAACTGTACCTGTAACATTACCTGTTAAATTGCCTGCAAAATTTGTGCTTGCTGTAATTACAGTACCGTTAATAGTTGTAAACGCCCCGGTTGATGTTACTGTACTACCAATAGCTGTACCATCAATGGTGCCACCGTTAACATCTATTGAAGCAAATGTAGACGTTCCAGTACTAGTAATATCACCTGTTACATCACCAGTTAGGTTGCCAGTTACATCACCAGTTACATCGCCAGTTAAATTACCAGTTACGTCACCTAATAGATCTGTATCAAGTGTTTTGTTCATTACAAACTTATCACCTGTCGCAGCATATGTTAAAGTAGCATCAGCTCCGTCTATTGTTATTCCAGAGCCATTTGCTGCTGCTGCATCGGCTGCGCCATTTGCTAATACTATATTTAAATCTTCAACAGTTAATGTTGCAGTGTTTAATGTAGTAGTTGTACCATTTACAGTTAAATTTCCTGATACAATCAAATTGTCATCTACAGTAACATCTGTTCCTGCGCCTGTTGCTGTAATTGTATCTGTTAATATTTTATCTGTTGCTGTAACTGTATTAAATGTAACATCTTGATCAGTTGCAATATTTTGAGCAATACTAAATTCTCCTGTAGTATTGTCGTAGGTAATTCCTGTACCGCCGCTAAGGTCTGTCAGTGTAATGTAACCAGTGGTGTTGTTAAAACTTATTTGTCCATTTGCACTTTCATATGTAATATCTCCGGTGCCGCTAAACAAGTTACGCACTTGTTGATCAGTACGTTGTGTAAAACTAATTACACCTGTTGTATTATTATATGTAATGTCACCACTTGCTGAAATGTCAGTAAGTGTAATATAGTTTGCATCGTTAGTCAGTTCACTTACATTGTCAGCATTTGTTATTACAGTATCACTGCCAATTGTAATTGTATATCCGTTAGCGAATGCAGCGGTATTATTATCAATGTCAACATTGAAATCGCCCGACCCTACCTGCAGGCCTTTTTTGACCTTAAAATCACTAGTTGCCATCTGGTTCACTCTCCCCTAATTGGCTTATATATTGTATTTATCGGTTACAATGTAATCATAGTTTTAGCTACTTTGTAAACCAATGTATTCGCTGTTGACGGTGTTGCCAGCAGCTCAATATTGCCCCCTGAAACTTGTGTGCTAAATGTTGCAAGTGCCGCACTACCAGTAAACAGAACGGCATATTCTGTTGATTTTACGCCTGCATTATTTGTGCTATCATGTAATATTAACATTTCTTGTGCTTGATATTCGCCATCTGATGCATTATTAATTTGTATTAAAACTTTTGCAGTTCTAAAGTCTGCCACTGCCCATTCTGCAACTTTAACTGCATTAGTTCCGCTTGATGTTGTTGTTTCAGTATCTAGTGCTACGTCTTGTACTTGTAAAGGTGCTTTTGGTGTACTAGTTTGTATACCAACTGCATCTGCACTTCCGTCTAAAAATAACATATGTGTTTGTGCGTTTGATTCTATTCTAAAATCTACACTAGCACCTGCTTCGTTAATAGTTACTGCACCTTCAATATCAGCTCCCTGATCAACAGTAAGTGGGTTTTGTACATTTATAACACCTGTACCTGCTGCACGTAATTCTAAATTACTATTAGATACTGTTGTTCCGATATAACTGCTATTGATTTCAATATCGCCTACATCTAATCTACCAAATCCTGTTTCAGTTAATTCAGCAGCCATTACTCCGTTAGCAAAAAACTTAATAGTATCGTTGTCTGCACCTGGACTTGTTTCTGTACTTATAAATGTATCACCGTCTACATCGCCTGTATTCTGTAAACTAATCCAGTTTGCGCCGTCATACCCTTCGTATTGACCTAGTGTTGTATTATATCTTACATATCCTTGAACAGCAGTAGGCCGCTGTACTGTTGTGCCTACTGGAAATCTAATAGCGTCTGTTGCGTTTATGTCTAAAGTTACCTGTGGTGTTAGAGTATTAATTCCTACTCTATGTTCTGTACCGTCAACAAATAATGTATCGGTATCAACTGTAAGTTCGTCTAGATCTAATGCTCCTAGTGTGATGCTATTTGACCATACCGGAACTGTACCATTACTTTTTAACACATACCCATCAGGTCCAATTCCTAGTTTACTTAAAGAATCACTGTTTAATGACAAGGTTGTACCGGCGTATAACAAGTCGCCTTGTGTATATCCTGTTAAGTTTGTACCGCCTTTTGTAATAGGCATTGAGCGTGTGTTATTTTCTGGGTTAAGATAGTACGAACCTGCCTGTCCATTAAGTGTACTTGCATCTAATTGACCACCATCTGCTGTACTTAAAACACTTATTTCACCGTCAGCTGTAATATCAAACTGAGATTTATTAAATGCTGCAACTCCAAAGTTTGTATATGTTACACCACCTGCAGCTGGATCAACTGGATCTACTTGTATTTCAAGTTCACCAAAGTATTTTTCTTCTCCGCCTTCTGTTACACTATCGCCAACAATAGATATTGGATTATTGTCTGCAATAGTTATACTACGTACAGTTCTTTTGTATACACCGTCTCCGTATAATGCTGTGTTTTGATTCGCTGTGCCTGTACCTAGTCTTGTAGTTGAAATAATACCGCTAACAATGTTAGTTGCGTCTATATTCAAACTATTCAAACTAGCATAGTTATCTAGATTTTGACTAGATGTGTTTATAGTACCTATAATTTTTACATTTTGTTCACGGAAGTTTGTTGTACCAGAACTAGGTGCAGTTATATCAACTACTGATTGTGTTGTACCGTTGACACTTTCAAGTGCATCATTTCTTAAAGTATGCAATGTAAATGAATTTGTTGTTACACTACCTACGAAGTAAAAATTACCATCTGTTAGTCCCGTAGGAGGAGTTGCAGCAATTATTCTTACACCTGTTCCTGTTGTGTATCCGTGATTTGCTAAAAATATTCTATCACCTGCAGAACTTACATTACGTAATCTAAATAAATGACTTCCGTTACTACTTGTTCCAAAATTAACTTGACTAGCATCAGAAACATCGTATTTTGTATATACTTCAAAAGTATCTGCATCAATCCTTTTTGCAAAATATACTACACCATTTTCTAATCCGCCGATTTCAGTATTGCCGTTTGCACTATATTCAATTGGATCACCATTAACTAACCCGTGAGCTGTAATAATAATTTGATTGTCTGTATAATCGATTTCGTTATCTACAGCATTTGCGCTAAACGTTGTCGTAGTAAAGCCTGCTTGATTTATATTTTGCGTAGTTGCATTGTTGTCCTCGATAAATTCGTTTGTTGTTACACTTGCATCAAATTTAACATTGTTACCAGTAAGGTCAACATATAATCTATTTTCAACTGATTGTACATCAACTGTAAATGCACTACCTCCAGATCTTCCACCTAGATCAGAATCAGCTGCACTTAAAGTATCACCTGCAGAGTAATTTTCACCACCCCTAGTCAAATCAACAACAGTTACAGTACCAGTTCCGTCAACTGTAATATCAGCTTTTGCGCCGCTACCTGTACCGCCTGTCAATGTTACATTAGTATAAGTACCTGCTGTACCGTATCCGCTTCCGCTAGGTAAGGTGTTTGTGTTTGTAAATGTAGCAACACCTTCTCTGTAATCTGTAATTGTACCTTCTGCTAATGTATTAGCACCTTTGATATCTGTACCGGTAACAAAATTATGTACAGTGCTATCATCAGGATCGTCAATAATTAAAAACTGACTTTCGCTATCGTCTGAAAGGAAATAATTATCTTGGGCATCAACACTTCCTGTTGTTGAAGCTACATAAGTTGATAGCGCACCTGTTGTACTACCTGACAATGTATCAGCTGCATTGGTTGTAAATGTTCCAGTTACATTAACGAGCGTAAGTTCTGTAGCACTAGATATTGCTGCTTTTACTTCACCAGTTGCGCCACTATTAAGCTGAGTTACTGTTTCTCCTTTTACAAGAGATTTAGCAGCATTTAGTGTAAGTACTTCTTGAGCATATGCCTCGATAATATTATCACCTGATAAAACTTCATCGGCAGGAATATTTTCAAATAATGTTAATCTTTCTTCAAATTTATCTAAAGTAAAACTACTGTTTGTTCTAATTGGTGGAATTAAATCACTATTAATTTTACCACTACTATTAAGTTGTACAACAGCACCTGGCACACTAGATGATGTAACTTGCTTGTCAAGGAAATCACCTAGTCTATTGTTCATAAACGAACGTTGTGCTAACTGAGTAGTTAAACGCCCATGACTTGCGCCTCCTGGATCGTTGTCACCTAGAGTAACATCTGTTGAAATTGCTTCAATAGTAACATCTGATAAGCTCAGTTGTAAACTATCTAGCTGTGCAATAGACACTTTGTTTGTAAATGTAACATTACCAGTTCTATTTTGGGCAGTAATAAATTTACCAACTTTGAAATCACCTAATTCAGTTGTACCAGATGTATAAACACGTCCTGGTAGATCTTGGTATTGCTCGTAATCAGGTATTCCTTGCCCGCCATTGATTGGCATTGCATTATAGTCTGTACCAGAACCTGCATATTCCCATGTGTGTGCAGATGAGTTAACAATACTAGGTCTATGTAAAAAACACTGGAAGCCTGGTAGTAGTGCAATATTGTTTACTGACCCGCCTGATAGAGTAGATCTTATTAATATTTTAGCACTGTGTAAATTTGTTTTATCTGCTACACTAGAAATTGCAATGTTAGTATTGCCGTCTGCATCAACGTCAATAGTGCTGCTCGCTGTAAATTTAACATAACTTGTAACACCAGAAACAACAACTTGGTTAATACTAACAATAAGAGTGTTAGTGCCGCTATCCCAACTATACACATACGCATTATTTGTATTACCGGATACTGTACCTGTTATTTCTTGTCCTACACTAAAGTTATAAGAACCTGCTCCTAATACTATAGTCTGATATATCGTATGTGCATTTTTAATTTCGTTAATAAAGAATTCTTCGTCGCCCGATATAAATTTATGTGTTCCAGATGATGTTGTTCCAAGAGTTGCTAAATTACTTAATTCTTCATCTTCATATAACTGAAATTCGTTAGTATTAATTAGACTAACATAATAATAAGTTTCGTCGTAAATGCCAAATATATCTGCATTACCATTAGAATCATATCTTAATCTGTCTCCGTTAGAAAACCCGTGTGTAGTAATTACAAATTTATTATTGGCTATATCTACTGTACTGCTATTTGCACTAAATGTTTTTGTTGTAGTGCTTGTTTTGTAATCATCAGTAACATCATCTCCGTTACTGTTTACAAATCTTGTAATGTAGTGTTCTGTTACTGCCCTGTCAAACCCTATTAAATCGAATGTTTGGAATACTCCGTCAACGCCATTTGTTGCTATTATTCCTCTGTCAAATTCAAATGCTTCGTTTCTAAAACCACTTGCTCGTAGTGCATAAGTACCAAAGTTTGTTGCAGAGTTTGTAATTGACAGGTATCCACCGCTTTGAGCGTATGATCCGTTTTTACAAAAGATTTGGAAACAACTAACAATCTGTGAATATGCATTATTTGAAACCCTATATCCTGTCCCTCCGAAGGATAAGATAGTAAATGCATTACCAACTATACTTGGATTTTGCACAGGCGCTGCCCCTGCTACAGGATTTTCAGCTTCTATTTGGTTTGCAGGAGTATTTGGTTGAAAAACTTTTGATCCATCTACATTACAACCGTTACCTCCTAAAAAACTAATGATTGAACAGTTTTGTACATAAGGCGAAGCTGTAATTATTGTTTTTTGCACAGGTAGTCCCGGATACGAATGTCTACTTACGCCATGGTCGTCTGGGTCGTCGAATGCTACAGCAAAATTATATGTTCCTGTGGGTATTCCGTTTGCATCTAGTTTATCTCTAAATGTAAATCCGCTCATATACGCAGCATTACGAATACGGAAAATATCTTTTTGAACATTTTGAGGACGTATAACTACAGAGCGCAATGCATCACCCATTATAGAAATATTATCTGGTACAATAATTGGATTATCTTCTAAATATTCACCTGTACCTATTTTAATAGATATAAGATTTACATTAAATGTTCCGTATACTAACGCACTTGCCTGTCCTATACCTAGATCAAGAATAGTAATTGTCTCATCCCATAGATCGTCATGTGCAGTTTTTGAACTACTTCCATCATCGTAGGAATTATCTGTAGTTTGTGTAACAGCAGATTGAAATGGTGCATTAGTATTGCCGTCTTGATCATCTGTTAATGCAATATTTCTAATAATATCGCCTGAAATATGTTTGGCATATTCTAATGCAGCAACAGTCTGTGGTTTTTGATTATCAATTACTTCTTGTGTAGATGTTGTACCTAAATAATATTTTTTACCAGCTTCGATTGACTTACTATTACCGCCAAACTTTAAATCGTAAATTACAGCATCAACAATATATCCTACATCTCTTTCGCATGTAGCACTATCATATGTAAATCCACTCCATATACCACCTGCATTTGCAACTTGATATGTAATATAAGCAATAACTTCTTTTTGTATAAATGTTTTGTTTAATGTTAAAAGTTGAATTACATCATTTTTTGTATCAGTGACTGCAACCTTTGGCACATACACATTTTCACTAGCAATTTCACATGCTTTTTTAATGCTTGCTAAGGGTTTTATAAAACCATCATTACTATCACTGCCTACAATACTATCAACATAAATCATATTTGACGTAATACTAGGATTCTCAAAACTTAATGTTCCTGATCCGTCTGTAGTAATAATCTGGCCAGGTGACCCTGCTGTAGGAGGAAGTTTAAAATCATACGTGCTAGTAATACTTTCAGGTACTTTGATTACGACACCGTTGGTGCCATTTGCACTAGATTCTCTAATTGTTATAGAATCATTATCTTCAATCACAACAGGAACTTTAATGTTCATAGCTGCTGCTGCAACCTCAGCAACATTTGATCCATCAGCTTCTAGTACAATTTTACCACTTGCACCGCTTTCATCAATACTTACGCTAGTATCGCCGTCGTGTATTTGTTTTGTAATTTCTCTAACTGAACTGTCAGATTTTTTCATAAACAATTTACCATCAGCAGTATTAAGAGCTAATTGCCCTTCGTCCATTTGTCCTGCTGTTGGCGCTCTACCTGCAACACTAGAGCGGAGGTGTTTAATCTTACTTGCCATTTTTTAATCCTATATAGTATGGGTCAGGTCCTAAGACGCCCGGTGGTCAAAAGTTGTTATTGTATTTACCGCATTTAGAAAGTGCCTTCGTCAATTGTATCTGTCCAAACTGGAACTCCGCTACCGTCAGTTGTAAGTATTTGATTACTTGTTGATGCATCTGCATCTCCTGCTGCTGCTGTAACCTGAACGTCCCCTGTGCCGTTACCATATAAAATACCTTTTGATGTTAGTGTGCTTACACCTGTACCACCATGTTCAACTGCTAGATCACCGCTTGTAACAATACTGTTAACAGTTAAGTCTTGTACATATAAATCGTTAAACTCTGCATCTCCAGCATTACCGCTGAATATTTCACTTGAGTTAGTCGAGTCTGGTTTAAATGTAAATCGTCCTGTTGATTCATCGTAACCAAAGAACCCAATCTTTGCATCTGTTCCATTGTGCCAACGGAATTCTATACCCTTGTCCTTTGAATCATTTACTGATGGTGCTGTATCACCGCCTAATGTAAACACAGGATCATCAATAGTAACTGTTGTACTATCTACTGTTGTCGTTGTACCTTGAACAGTTAAATTACCAGCTATAGTAACTGTACCGCCAACACCGGCTGTATCAGGATCGATTGTTAATCCTCCTGTAGTAGTGCCAATTGTAGTTCCGTTAATAGTAATATCATCAATGTCTGCTTGACCGGTAACATTTAATGTTCCATTTAACCCTAGTGTATCGCTAGAGAATGTAAAGTTTGCACTGTCAATTAATCTACCACCTGTGCCAGCTACTGGTACTCTATGCTGTGTTAGATCTTCTACTACTGAGCCTGCTACTGTTGCAACTCCGTCAACATTAATAGTTCCACTGACTGTAGCATCACCAGTAACAGCAAGTGTATCAGAAGTAAATGTTAAGTTTCCGCTATCTTCTACTTCTCCATCTGTACCAGCTAATAAAACTCTACCGTCAGTTAGATCACTTATTTTTGCTGTTGCTAGGGTAGATGCTCCTTGTACATTTAAAGTTGTACTTACATCTAAAGCACCAGTAACATTTGTTGAATCTTGTAATTCAATTGTACCGCTGCCATTTGTTCTTATTTCAAGATCAGTATTACTTATTGTTGTTTGTATTACATTAGTATCAATTAATATATCACCAACATCAACTCTATTTGAATATGTAGTATCATTATACAAATCCATTAATGCACTGCCGCCAAACATAGATACTTGTAATCCATTTTGGTCAACACTTAATGTTACATTTCCTAAGTGAATTGAGCTTCCGTTAAGGTATAGATCGTTCCAACGTAATGCGTCAGTACCTAAGTCATATGTGTTTGTAGCACTTGGAACAATATTGCTATCAACTCTGCCACCAAATGTAATTGTTTGAGAAGTTGTAAGTCCTAAGTCTACATTTCCATTTACTTGTAAATTGCCAGTTATTGTAGCTGCTGCATCTACTGTTAACAATGAACTGTCAAAAGTTAGTTGTGCGCTATCCTCTAATTCGCCATTAGTACCAGCAATAATAATACGGTTGTCTGTAAGATCTCCAACAGCTAAACTTGGAAAACTAGACCCAGATGCTGACGACATTTCTGGAACAGTAAGTGTTGTGCCATCAAATGTAAACCCAGCAGCATCAACTAATGCACCGTTTGCACCAACAAACATAACACGGCCTTCTGTCAAGTCGCTTACTATTGCACTTGCAAGTGTTGCTTCACCTGTTACATCAAGTGTTCCTGCAATTGCTGTGTCTCCACTTGCAGATGCTACTGTTAGTTTATTTGCACCAACTACAAAAGTTGTACCGTCATATGTTAAGTTTGAACTTCCGTTTAATCTGCCACCTGCTGCTGGCACAACAATTTGATTTATTGTTAAATCTTCAACTGTTGCTTCAGCTAGTGTTGCTAGTCCGTCTATATCAATAGTACCGCTTACTGTAGCATCACCTGTAATATTTGTGCTCTCGAGTAATTCAATTGCACCTGTACCTGCAACACTTAATTCTAAATCTGCGTTAGAAGCAGTTGTCCTAATTTGATTTCCGCTAATTGTAATGTCATCTAATTCAATAGTATTTGAACCAAATATTGTACCATTTATAGTAAGTGTACCGTCAACTAATAGGTCATTAGTTACACTTGCAATTGATATAGAAGTGCCAGGTTTAAATGTATCGGATGCCGAATCATAAATTAATGTTTCACCGTTTAGAACGCCTGTTGTGTCAATATCAACTAAGTCGTTAATTTCTGGCGTAACATTTTCAAATGCTGTGCCTATTGAACCTGCAAATGTATATGCTGCTCTTTCTGGTGTTACAAAGTTTCCACTGCCGTAACGTGCAGATGTAGTAATTCTAAAGTCATCAATATTACCATTTACATAACCTTCTGAGCCGTTAGAACTAGCTGGATTACCGCCTATGTTCCAATCAGTAGCAGTTAAGTCTCTTGTGTAAGCTGCACTTGCACTTAGCGTACCGTTTATATGTCTATAAAGCGTTCCGTCAATTCTAGTAAAACTTACATAATACCAAGTGTTTGGTGTTAATGACGTAGAAGTTAAAATGTTTCCTGTGCTATCAGTAACACCTAAAGAACCACTAATTTGAAATAATGTTGCATCATCTGCAGAATAAATATATCCTGAAACACTACTGTCATGATATATCCAAAAATCAATAGTAAAGTCACCGCTACCAATTGCTGTACGTGTTGCACTTAAATATGAATTAGTACCGTTTCCTAAATAACTACCAGTACCAAACTTTTTAACAGTTTGTGTAATTTTTGCATCGCCATTTGCAGTGATTGCACCGCTTATTGTACTTTCATCTAAGAATGTAGTAGCATCTTCAGAACCGTTAGCAGGAATTAAAATTAAAGTATCTGCATAAGAAGTGTCACCAAATGACCCGCCATAGCGTAAGTATTGTCCTGGTTTGATATTAGATATATCAACGTCACTTATTCCATCAACGCTTGCTGCTGCTAAGTCAGTTGTAAAGTCAGCAGTTTTATATGTTGTAACACTAAACACGCCGGTGCTGTCATCAAATGCTAAATCACCACCTGCGCTTACTGCTGCACGTACTCTTACATCTGTATAATATAAGTTTGTACCTTCACTTAGATCAGTTGTACTATGATTGCTTATATCACTTACTGTTCCAGTAACGTCACCTGTTAGATCACCATATACGTTAGCAACATTCAAGTCTTTGTTTAGATTCCAACGATCGTCTGCGTTTGTATATGTTAATGTTGCACTTGCACCATCTACTGTTAATCCTGCACCGTTTGCCGCTGCTGCATCAGCAGCGCCATTTGCTACTGTAATATTAATATCTTCTACAGCCAATTCACTAGTATTAAGTGTTGTTGTTGTGCCACTAACAGTCAAATTACCGCTTATTATTACATTGCCGCTTGCTGTTACTGTAGCTGCTGTAATATCATCAGTAGCTAATTGTCCACTAACTGTTACATTGTTAAACGTTACGTTATCAGTAGTACCGACTGCTTGCCCAATACTAATTTCGCCACTAGCAATAGTAACGCCAGTGCCTGCACTTAAATCATTTAAACTAATGTATTGTGCATTTGTATTATCAAATCCAATTTCGCCTGTTGAACTGTTATATGTAATAGGATCTGCTGCACTAATTAAGCCACGAACTTCTGCATCAGTACGCTCGGTAAATGACATAACACCTGTACTATTATCATAGCTTAGGTCGCCACCTGCACTAATTTTACCTCTTACTTCTGCATCAGTTGGACCGTTGTATGTAATAACACCTGTTGCGCTATTATATGTCATACTACCAATACCGCCTGTATCAGTTAAACTAATTGCACTTGTTGCACGTAGATTAGTAAAGTATAAATTTGTTGAACCTTCTGATAAATCATCTGTGTCTTGATTACCAAAATCAGTTAAAAAATCTGCTGTTTTATATGTAGTTACACTAAACAAACCTGTTGCTTCTGTGTATGATAAATCACCGCCAGCACTAAAGTTGCCTCTAATGTCTGCTGCACTTGGACCTGTATATGTAAGTGCGCCAGTAGAATTATCATATGCAAATGAACCAAAGCCGCCTGCATCTGTAGCACTAATACTAGTCCTTGCTCTAGCTTGTGTAAAATATTGATTAGTTGAACCTTCTGATAAATCATCAGTGTCAAAGTTACTAATGTCGCTTACTTGTCCTGTTATGTTTCCAGTTACAGCAGCATACACTCTGTTAAATTGTGCATCGCCTAAAGTACCTGTAAATACTTCTGAAGTGTTAGTTGCATTTGGAATAAAGCTAAAACGACCAGTTCCTTCGTCTAAACCAAAGAATCCAGTTCTTGCTGCGCTATCCCACCATAGAAATTCAATACCTCTGTCTTTACCATCGCTTGCACTTAGACCACTTACACCAACTCTTAGCACCGGATCTTCAGTTGTTGTTACAGTTGATTCTACAGTTGTTGTTGCACCTTGCACAGTTAAGTTTCCAGCAATCAACAAATCATTGCTTACTGTTACATCATCTATATAAGCATTCGCAAAATAGTTTGTTGAGCTACCTAGGTCAATTGCACTGTCAGCGTTTGGTACTAGATCACCTAACAATGTTGCATTACTGAAATTAACTGTATCGCTTGCGGCATTATCGCCAAGTACAACATCACCGTTTAGTGTTGTTACACCACTAACAGTTAGTGTGCCATTAATATCAGTGGTTGTAAGATTACTGTCGCCTGTTACTTCTAATATCCCACCAATTGTAGCATTTGCACTAGTTTCAAATGCGCTACCTACTACACTTACAGAACCAGTTCCTGCTGCACGTAGTTCCAAATCAGTGTTTGTATTATATGTTTCGATAATATTATCATCTATGCGTATTTGATCTGTTTCAAAAAATGCTGCACTAATTGTACCGCTTGCATCAATGTCTTGTCCGCTTAATTCTGTGTATGTTAGTGTTCCGCCTGCTGTAATATTACCAGTAACTACCAAGTTACGACCTACTGTTGCATCTCTAGTAATATCTATATCGTTAGTAACTGTCAGGTCATTTCCAATTGTTACATCATCAGGTAAGCTAACAGCAATTTTATTATCGCTAACTGTTACAGCAATTTCATCAGCAGTTCCTTCTACAGTTAATGTTTCAGTTAATAAATCAATTACTGTAGAATTTGTGCCATCTGTAATATCTAATGTTTCTACAAGAGCTGCTGTTGATACACCTGTTACTCTGCCGTAAATATCTACAGTTAATACAGGTATTGCAGTTGCACTTCCATAAGTTCCGCTTGGATCAACACCTAGTGCATCAAGATTAAATGTAACTTCGTTATTTGAAACAGAACTTGCAAGTCCTGTACCTCCTGTAAATGTTATAGTTTCGCCGCCTGCTACTACATCAGTGTTAGATCCGTCACTTAACCCTATACTTGTAGTTATTGACTGTGTTGTTACTGTTGTAATACGCCCTTGCGCATCAACAGTAATAACTGGAATTGCAGTTGTAGAACCGTATGTTGCTGCTGTTACACCCGAGTTAGGCAATGACAGTACAGGAGTACTACTTTCGCCACTACCGCCTGTTATAGTTATATGTCCAGATGTAGCACTAATTGATTCGATATAATCACCAGTTGTATCTGTACCTAATGCAACACTATTTGCACCTATAGTAAGTGCAACATTTGATACATCTGCACTTCCGTCAATACTAAATGACCCGGTTACATCACCTGTTGCAAAAGTAACTGTTCTAGCAGTCTGCCACTTTGATGCTGTAGCAGCATTACCAGTTACATCACCAGTTACATCACCAGTTAAGTCACCAGTAACATTACCTGTAAATACTGCATCAGTGCCATCAGTGCCGTTTTCTAGTATTTTGCTTGTGCCATTAGAAGCAAAAATATCTCCAACAACATCTCCGGATAATTGATTAGCACCTAAACTTACTGGTTTATTAAACGCAATATGTTGACCTACATGATTCCATACTAAAGTAGCTTCGCCGTTAGAACCTAAGTCAATAGTTAGACCTGCACCGTTTGCTGTTGAACTATCGGTTGTTCCTTTCGCAACAGTTATGTTAATATCATCTACATCAAGTGTTGTACTATTAATAGTAGTTGTGTTGCCATTTACTGTTAGATTGCCTGTAATAACAACATTACCACTTGCTGTAACTGTAGATGCAGTAATGTCATCAGTATTTAAAGTACCACTTGCTGTTATGTTATTAAATGTAACATTGTCAGTAGTTCCAACAGACTGTCCGATTGCAAGTGTAGGTGTAGCACCTTCACCTGTATTGTTTGTTATAGTTACGCCAGTACCAGCAACTAATGATTCTACGTAATCACCAGTTGTATCTGTTCCTAATACTAAGTTACCTGGGTTAAATGTAGTTGTAAGACTAACATTTCCTGACCCGTCAAAAGTAACAGTATCTGAAGTTACATCACCTGTTAAATTAAACGATCTTGCTGTAGCAAGAATTGTTGCAGTGTCAGCATTACCAGTAACATCGCCAGTTACGTCACCAGTAAATGTTGCATCAGAACCGTCAGTTCCGTTTTCGAGCACTTTACTAGTGCCATTACTTGCAAATACATCACCAGTTAAATTGCCAACAACGTTACCAACTACTGCACCAGTGTGTACGCCAACAGTGTCACCTGTAATATCTCCAGTTGCATCTATTGTTGTAAAATTACCTGCTGCTGCTGTTGTTGCACCTATTACACTATTATTAATTGCAACGCCATCAATAGTGCCGCCGTTCACGTCAATTGTAGTAAATGTACTTGTGCCTGTAGATGTTACATCACCAGTTACATCACCAGTTAAGTCACCAGTTACATCACCAGTTACATCACCAGTTAAGTCACCAGTAACATCACCTGTAAACGTTGCATCAGTGCCATCTGTACCATTTTCTAATATCTTGCTTGTGCCGTTGTTTGCATAAACATCACCAACTAAGTCACCAGTAATATCGCCCGTAACTGCACCTTCAAATGTTGCTGCTTTTACAGTTTGATATACAGGAGTTCCCGCTGCATCTTTAAATTCAAACTTGTCTGTAGTTTCATTCCAAAGTATTTGTACGTCAACAACAGAACCTCTGTTAATAAGTAAACCTGCATCTTGTGTAGGAGCAACGCCTGCTCCTAAATTGCTGTTTAGTTCAATTAAATTATCAGCAAGTTTAATTTCTTCTGTGTTAACTGTTGTAGTTGTACCACTGACCGTTAAGTCACCGCTGATAACAACATCACCACTTGCTGTAACTGTAGCTGCTGTTATGTCGTCTGTTGATAGTGTGCCACCTACAGTAACATTGTTGAATTCAACATCATCTGTAGTACCTACTGCTTGACCGATTGTAATAGTAGGCGTTGCACCTTCACCTGTATTATTTGTAATAGTAACACCTGTGCCTGCAACTAATGCTTCTACATAATCTCCAACTGTATCTGTTCCTAGGTCAACACTGTTTTCTTGAATAACACCATTAAGTATAACATTTCCAGTACCATCAAAACTTACAGCAGTTGCAACAACATCACCTGTTATACTAAAGTTTCTTGCAGTTTCTAGAGCAGTTGCAGTATCAGCATTACCTTCTACATCACCAACAACATTACCTGTTAGTACTGCATCGGTACCATCAGTCCCGTTATCAAGTATACGTGTTCCGTCTGTTGCAAGCACATCACCTGTTAAGTCGCCTTGTAAGGCTGCTGTTACTACGTTGTTGATTCCATCAACAAGCAAAGTACTATTGTCGCCAAATACACTACCTTGTACATCACCTAAATGGTAACCTGTTGTGTCTCCTGTTAGATCTCCAACTACGTCACCTACTACATTACCTGTCAAATCACCAGTTACATCACCTGTAAATGTTGCATCATTTCCATTAGTGCCGCTGTTTAAAACAGTAGTTCCGCCTGTAGCTTTAACATCACCTTTAAAGAAAGCATTTGTGCCGTCACTGCCGCTATCTAAAACAGTTTGTCCACCAGTAGATTTTACATCACCTATTAAATTACCTGCAAAAGATGTACTTGTAATAATTCCGCCTGCAGGGTTATAAGATAGCCCGTTATCGACTTCTAATCCGTTTGTACCAGTAGCTGAGCTATCTGCAAATACTAGAAAAACATTTTCGTTTGCTGTAGGATTAGCAGTTATTGTAACTTCAGTTGCACTGTCAGCATTACCAACTAAGTCAGCTGTAATAGTACCTGCTGTAAAATCTCCGCTTGCATCTCTTGCTACAATTGTACTTGCAGTGTTTGCATCTGTAGCATTAGAAACAATTTCATACTGCACTGCTTCGCCTGCTACTTGTGCAACACTTAATCCAACACCGCTAACTGTAATATCTTCAGCATAATTTCCTGTTGTATCAGTACCTAAAAGAACTGCATTTTCTCCAACTGTAGCTGTTAATGTAACATTTGCACTACCGTCAATTGCTACATTACCTTCTAAGTCTCCACCTAGTGTAATTGTTCTTGCTGTACCCCAAGATCCTGCTGTACCAGTTACGTTACCAGTTACGTTACCAGTTACGTCACCTACTAAGTCTGCTGTTACTGTACCAAATACTGCATCACCTGCATTACCTGAAAACACTTCACCTGTGTTAACTGCGTCTGGTATAAACGTAAATTTACCTGTGCTAGTATCAAATCCAAAGAAACCACGTTTTGATGCAGCACCGTTGTGCCAAAGGAATTCGTTACCTCTGTCTTTGTTGTCATTTGCAGATAAGTTACTAACACCTAAGCGTATAACTGGATCTTCTAATGTCATAACAGTTGTATCAACTGTTGTTGTAGATCCACTAACTGTTAAGTTTCCGTCTACAAATAAATCATTACCAACTGTAAGATTTGTTGTAATTTCTACTGTGCTAGGAAGTCCTACAGTTACTTTGTTATTTGATACAACAACTTCTGTTTCAAGTGCTGTGCCTTCAAATGTAAGTGTATCGGTAAGCAAACTAATAGTATCATTATTAGTTCCGTCAGTTATGTTTAATTCAGTAGCAACATTTATTTCTGATGCAGAAGTTAATCTACCATAATTATCTACAGTAAAGCTAGGAATAGCTGTAGCACTACCATATGTACCAGTACTAACACTTGTAGTGTTTAATCCTATAGTTACAGCAGCACTTTCTAAACCACTACCAGAAAGTACTAATGTACCATTACCATCATCTGCTATGGTTTCAACATAATTTCCAGTTGTGTCATCTCCTAATACTATTGAATCTAATTCAATAGTTGTAGTCAAAATTGCATTTGCAGATCCGTCAAATGATGCTGTACCAGTAACATCGCCTTGTAGTGTAATATTTCTTGCTGTTGCTAATGCTGTAGCAGTATCTGCGTTACCAACTAAGTCACCTGTAAATGTAGTAAATGTTGCATCAGTACCCTCTAGTGTAGTAATGTATCCTTCACTCCAGTATGCACTCGAAGAACCTATGTTTAGTGTGTTGCTACCTGATGGTATTAAATCAGATGCTAATACAGCATTTAACGTAATAGTATCTGAATTTGCATCACCTAATTCTGTATTTCCGCTTACTGTTAATGTAGGCGTTGTTATTCCGCCTTGTGTTATTTCTAGTCCTGTTGAAACAAATCTAGCAACTTCTGTGCTGCTTATTTCTGCAATTACAGCATTTCCTGCATCAAATACAATGTTTGTTGCACTTTCTAAAGTCGGAGTACCTGTGCCGTCACTTATAAAACTTTCAGCTGTAACTGATCCGTCAACTTCTAAAGTAGTACCATTCCATGTAACATCAGCGGTTGTAGTTAATTCTCCGTTTGCTGATGCAATTACTATACCTTGATCGTCTAAATCTGATACAGTAAGTCCTGTCACAGTCATATCACTTAGTACATCAATAATACCTGTACCAGCTGCAACAAGTTCTAAATTTGCGTTTGAGTGTAATGTTGTAATTCTATTACCGTTGATTGCAATTTGATCCAGCTGTAAATTACCGTTTGGATCAATAGTTACATTGTCACCAATATTAGTAGAACCACCGCCTCCACCGATATTTGTATCACCACTTCCGCCTGCACCTACATCTAGATCTTCACCCGGGGGAGTTGTTATTTCTGTTCCTCCATCACCGCCTCCGATAATAACACCGCCGAACTGTGTGCCGCCTGATGCAGATGGGCCAAATGCACCTGAGTAAACAGCTCCTACAACGTATATAACTTTTGATGCAGTTAGTACACTAGGTAAATTAGTACCTATAAAATGCACTGTTCCAGCTTGATAATCAAAAAACCATTCGTCATTGTTGCCTGCGCCAACAGCAAATAATTGTGTACCTGTGCTAGTAGGATCTGCTGCGCCTGAACTATCTGCATAAACTTTTACATTATACGTAGCACCAAATTCTGTAGGTATCCAGTCAGTACTTCCAGTTAACCACGTGCGTCTTGCACTTGCTGTACCGTCTTCAGTACACTCTACTGCATTAGCACCTATGTATACTGTAACTGGATTAGCACTTGTAGCAGGTAAAACACTTGGAATGTCAGCTGCATCGCCCCAAATTTTATCACTTCTTAATAGTAACGGACTTGCTATAGCTTCGTTTGTAGCACCTTTGTTAGATTCAACATCTGACTTACTTACTCCGTACCCTATCTTTTTCCAAAGGTAGTCAATTTTTTGTATATCGCTTATAGCCATTTAATTATACGCCTTCTACTATTGACAAACTGCTAACACTTTGCCCTGTTGCTAATGCTATTCTTACTAACACAACATTACCTGTTGCACTAGTTGTACTTACTATTCCTAAAGTCATTTGATAATTTCCACTTAGACTTGTATTACTACTAATTGTATTTGCTGGTCCGTCTGCAACACCGTCACTACCGTTACCGCCATTTGCACTATCTGCTCCTGGAGTACCAGAACCTCCAAATGCCTGATCAGCACGTAACCAACCATTAAGCGAACTAGCATTATCAATATCAGTGCCTGGCACTGCTATCCATAATCCGCTTATTCCGCTTGATGTAATGTTAATTCTAAATTTACTTACAGCACTTCTTCTAAATGCCATTGTAAAATATTGGGTACCGCTATCGCTACTTCTATCTGGGCCTACTGGTAAAAATCCTGTACTATAATCCACTACATTATGTTCTAACACGCCTAATCTTATAGTTGCTTCCTGTGTTCCTTCAACTCCTGGATCACTTGCTTCTGAGTATGCACTAGTTGTATAAAAATTAGTTGCTCCGTTAAATGCCGGAGTGTCAGTTGTGTCTGCATTAAAATCAAATATTCTTACACCATCATCAGTGTGTGTAGATCCTAAGCTGTTTGAAACACTAATTGCAATTTCACTTATTCCAGTTTGTGCAGCAGTATGTACAGCAATTTTTTCACTTTGTGCTTGGTAATCACCGTAGCCATTAACATTTAACCCTCTTGTGCGCAATTGTTCAACTGTACGAACTGAGCTAGATGTAATATTAACATCAACTGGTCCTATTGAATAAGGTGTACCATTACCTGTATTTGCATTTGGTATGCCGCCTGTTAAAAATGTTGTTGCTCCGTCAATTAATGCATATGAATATGACTGAGGTGATGTAATAGCACTTTGACTTGTTCCTTCAAGATTTGTTCCACTTTCTACAGTAAACGGACTTGGTGTATTCATATATGTTTGACCAATCCAATCATCTATTGTAACACCTGATAATGTAATTACTGGAGATCCAGTATTATAATATGGAACTCCGCTAATATATCTATAAGTACCTGCTGTTTTTTCTGCTATTGATCCTTCGGTTACAATAGGTGTATCAGTCATTGTATCTTTAACAAATTCTACCAAGTTTGTATCTCCTGTAACAGTATGGCTTAATTGAAATGTGTTTATTCCGACGCTTGTACTATTTGTTGCTTTTTTAACTTTAGCTTTAAATCCTGAATATAGTGCAGGATGGTATATACTACTACCAAAACTTATACTACTTCCGCTTGCATTTAATAAATTGTAATCTGATTCTTCTGTTAAGTCAAGAGCGCCTACATGCGCTGTATCATCCCCTGATGATAAAGTTATACTACCATCGTTAGCACCATTTACTTTTGCGTGTAATGTGCCTGCACTAGCATTGTATGCAAATGTTGGTATAACACTACTTTCGATAAATCCAGATGTTGCAGTATTTCTTTGAACATCGTCGCCGGCAGTTAATGTACTAGATCCATTTGAATTATCAGTAGCGCCTGCTGCTAGTTTTGGACTTGAACCACTCGGTAATGCTAAAGAAATTGACTTTGTACTTAAACCTTGTGGCGCTGCAATGTTTGGGTCATAAACTTTTAAGCTAGTAGTTGTTGACATTGGAAATAATGCAGGTGTTGCTGTTGTATGTGTTAACAATTGCAATGTTAAAGTATCTGATCCTGTTCCAGTAGCAGTGCCGCCTGCCCACGTATGCTGTAATCTACTTCCTGCTACACCGCCGGCTGCTGCATCACTTGCAATACTGTCATTTGAACTACCATCACCCCAATTCATAGAATAAGTTACATCTGCCATTGAAGTGTTTGTAGTTAGGTTTTCTAGATATAAGCTATCGCCTTCAATAACATACTTTTGATTGCCAGTTAATGCACTTCCTCCAGTTGATGCACTATAAAGACTAAATGCCATTACAGGATCTGCTGTGTAAATTACGATGTAATCAGTATTAGTTGCACTTGCTTCACTACCGTATCCTACACCAGAATTATTAAAAGCACGTACTACAACTGTATAAGGTGATCCTACATTACTTGTATACGTGTGGCTCGGTGTATTATCTGAAGTAGCTGATGTTGTATTACCATCACCCCAGTCAATATCGTATCTATTAGAATTGCCATCAACTGTTAAACTAAGAGTAACAGTTGTTCCTTCGCCGCCTGCTAGTGGTGATGCACTAAATGTTACACCTCTAACAAATGTATTGTTTGCTACATTAAACATTGTTTCGTTAAGTTGATCTAATGCTTCTGCAATGTTACCACTTGCTGATAACTCTTTGTAAGCACCATCTGCAAATCCGCCATCTGACGGTGCACCAACTACTATTTGATTACCAATTTGTGCACCAGCTACTGAAGATATTTCGGTATCAACATATGCTTTTACACTTTGTTGTGTAGGTATAGCTGTTGCACTATCACTTACTAAATCATCTTCATCTAAAATTGCATCAACTTCTGTAGTATTCTCAATGTTAAATTTACCAATAACTTCTACTGCACCTGTTCCTGCTGCTTTTAGTTCTAACGCTGAATTTGTATTACTAGTTGCAATTGTGTTATCAGTAATAGTAATTGACGGAGTAACAATATCTCCATCTACAAGCAAATTAGATCCAACTGTAACTGTTTGAGTTGTTTCAAGTGTTGCTGCTGTTATAGCCGCTGCATCAATGTCACCTGTAGTTAATGTGCCTGTTATATTAGTATCAGCAAGTAAATCAATAGTACCTAATCCGTTAGGCGAAAGTTCTAAATTACTATTAGATTCTGTTGTTGTAATTAAGTTTCCGTCAACCCTGATGTTGTCTAATAGTAGTGTACCTGCATTAACCTGTGCAGCATATAGATCCATCATAGTATCACTGCCTGGCATATGCACCATCATACCGCCACTATGTTGACTCATTGTTACATCACCTAAGTAAATTGAATTGCCGCCTAGATATAAGTCACGCCATCTTTTGTCTTCGCTACCTAAATCAAACGTAAGTGTGTCATTAGGTATTAGATGTGAATCAAATTCACCAGCAATAGTAATACCATCTGTGTCTGCATCACCAATTGTAATGTTACCGCCTATTGTAACATTTCCTGTTGCGTTGATATCTACAGCATCAATGTTACCAAACTTTGCATTACCTAATGTTCCTGCAAATACTTCTGTGTTGTTTGTAGCGTCTGCAATAAATGCAAATTTTTCATCAGTTCTATCAAATCCAAAAAATCCAACTTTTGCATCTACACCTGTATGCCAACGGAATTCTATACCTTTGTCCTTAGTATCGTCAGTAGTAGGAGCAACATCTCCGCCTAGTGTAAGGATAGGATCGTCTAATGTAGTTACAGTACTATTAATTGTAGTTGTTGTGCCCATAACTTGCAAGTCACCTTGTATAGTAACTGTGCCTGCACTACCTGCTGGAGTAGGATCAATAGTAAGTGTACCTGATGTTGTTGCAATAGTATTACCATCGATTGTAATATTATCTAATGCTAGTGCAGTTGTTGTTAATGTTGTACCGTCAAAAGTTAAGTTAGCACTATCTTCAATTTCAGATGCGCCCATTAATAACACACGACCATCTGTTAAACTTTCTAAGTTTAGTCCGGCTAGTGTTGTTGTTCCGTCTACGTGCAAATCACCTGCTACAAGAGTATCGCCTGTTGCTTGTTGAACTGTAAAGTTGCCAGCACCAATGCTAAATTCAGTACCGTCAAATGTTAAGTTTGCATCATCTTCTATTGCACCGCTTGTACCTGCAATTACAATTCTATTGTCTGTCAAGTCGCTTACTATTGCACTTGCAAGTGTTGCTTCTCCTGTAACACCTAAATCACTTTGTAAGGTTGTATTACCAGTAACATCTAAAAGTCCTGCAACATTTAAAGTCCCGCCTGCACCAGATGGATTAGGATCGATTGTAATATCAGTGCTTGCTCCAATTGTACTTCCGTCTAT